TTGGATGAGAACGAAGCATCCCCTAGATTACTCAGGGTATTACTATTCACTTGGTGTTGTACAATGTATAGATTAGAACCGATAACGACATTGGATGATAACGAAGCATCCCCTAGATTACTCAGGGTATTACTATTCACTTGGTGTTGTACAATGTATAGATTAGAACCGATAACGACATTGGATGAGAACGAAGCATCACCTAGATTACTCAAGGTATTGCTATTCACTTGGTGTTGTACAATATACAGGTTAGAACCGATAACGACATTGGATGAAAACGAAGCATCCCCTAGATTACTCAAGGTATTGCTATTCACTTGGTTTTGTAAGATGTACAGGTTAGAACCGATAACGACATTGGATGAAAAAGAAGCATCACCTAGATTACTTAAGTAATTATTGATAATTAGATTGCTATTAATAATTTCAGAATTATAAATAGTAATATTACTTGTAATAAATTGCGCATTAGATACAGTTAGAATTCCATGAATAGTAACATTACTATTAAAATTCGCAATATTACTTTGTGTCAGAGTTCCGGTTATAATAACATTTGATCCAAAATATGATGAACCTAGATTTGATAAGGATTGGGTTATAAAAACATTAGATGCAACAGGATTAGTAGCATTAGAATATGTAAAATTAGAAAGAGAATTAATTTTTGGTATGAATTCCCATGTAGTCCAAGTATTCATTTAATTTATTTAAAACAAGTTAATTATTATAAAATATATATTATATGACCTAAAAATTAAAAGTGCTCTGTGTATCTAATATACGAGCATCATCAACGATAAGTTTCACTTTCATTGAAATAGAATTTTGTAGAGAAGAATTCATAATATTTCCATTAATTACAGGTGTACTTATCTGATTATTATAATTATTTAAGCAATTAATTAAATTAGTAGTAACTTGATATTGCCCAATGGTTTTATTAAATTGACCTGGTGCGTAAATATAAAAAACGTTATAATAACCATTTGCATTTACAGTCCCAAGTTTAGTTATTTCGAAACCTAAAGGATTATTAATATAATTATTGAAAGCTGAAATATCTGAAATATTCTGAAAAACAGATAATTGTGTCATAATAAAATTTTGTATTACAACAAAATCTCCTATATAAAATTCATTTTTATCAAAATAGGAATCAGTTGTAATTTCTAAGTAATCTGTATTAATATTATCGTAAATTACACTTAATATATTATATGAATCTGCACTAGAATTAAATAATGAGCCATTCGGTTTTAATATTGATATTGATAATTTATTAAGCGAAGAAAGTGGTGCAGGGTAGAAATATTTTTTTTCTTTTTGCATAGGATGTAAAACAACATAACCTCTACCATTTTGTCCTTTATAAGCTTTATCAAAACCTAAAGTGCAAAATGCTCTTCTGACAGCATCGTTAGTGCCATCATAAACATCATTAAATTCTAAAATTGATAATATTAAATATGGATATGCAAATGTAAATTCATAATTAAATGATGATTTAACAGGGTCGTTAATTTGTACGATTTCATCTGGGATTATAACTTTTGTTACTGCCAAACTTTCGATATTTCTATATCTATTTTGTATACTGTTTGTATTAGTAGAAAAATCAACAGAATATTGGTATCTATTTTTTTCTATTAACCAATTTCTATCAGAACTATTAATAGATAGATATTTTTCTATCGTTTTAGAAATAGGGTTTTTAGGTATTACTGTAAGTTCTTTACCTTCGTTAAATCTCGAATTACGTATATCTTGATTAGATGTTGAATATGCATCTTGAAAATCTGGAATATTTGCAACAGCATTAGATATTTTAGCCATAATTGCTTTTGGATCTTGTTTGAGAATATTATTATTATCATTCATTTCTCTTTCTACTGCGATTCTATCCATCATAATGCCTTGTTGAAACATTTGTTCATCTAGATTTTTATGGGGAGTAGGTCGTTTTGCTTCTATATCTTCAAGAACAATATTTCTCTGGGATTCGAAATCTTTTAATTTTTTAATAAAATCATCTTGTCTTTCAGCTTTATCTATTGTTGGTGTAATAAGTGAATCTAATTCTGGTAATTTCTTTTTCTCAATACCAATCTCTTTATCTCTATCTGACATAATTCGGTCAAGAAAAACTTCCTTTGGTTCACTTTGATTTTTTCTACTATATGGATCTATTTCAGGCACCAATGCAATTGTTTTAAGTTCTCTATTTCCAAAGATTGATTTATCTCGAGATAAATTTTGAATATTAGGTTTATTTTGTCTTTCTGATAAATTAAATTTTTTAATCAGCGTTTCTTTAGCAATATTCAAAACTCTCAAGTTTTTTGCCTGTAATGGAATTTGTGGTTTATTTTGACACTCGTCATTAACTTTGGAAATTAAATCGAAAAGCATTTTTCTTGTAGAGGCTTCATTTTCTGCGTCTAAAGTTAATGCATATGTTTCATTCATATAATCTTTTAAAATATTTACTGTTAATTTAAGGTTCTCTTTTGAAAAAAAGGTATTATTCATTTATTTCACTTTATATAAATAATAGTAAATTAATTATTTAAGTAATACTTATAAAGTATTTAAAAAACAACATAATAAATTAACTAATAAATTAAAAATGCAAACACTAAATATTACAGATATCGGAGATGAGGATTATGCTAAATATGGTGTAATTAAACCCCCTCAGGAATTTTTTAAAGACAATCTTAAATATACCAGGATAGTTATTGATAGTCGTGTTAGGGATCCAAACTTATATCCTTCACAAAATGATTATTATATCAATTTTGACGATGATATAACAGATGTAATTTCAGCCCAACTTATTTACACCGATATTCCTTTTACAAATTATTTGGTGAATAAATATTTTAATACATTAAATGTAACATATAATGGAACAACATATAATGTAGTGTTATCAACTGGTAATTATACTGATGAGGCATTTTTAACAGCCTTCCAGGCGGCTCTAAATTTAACATTGGGAACAGGAAATGTAACAATCACATATAATATTCGATTGGATAATTATACATTCACAAGTATAAATCCTTTTGGATTTAATTTTCAAGGGCAGACTAATAATTTAGCACAATTACTAGGCTTTAGTCCAAGTAAAAATTATACAGCAACATTAGGAACAGGCTATCTTTTAAATTCCGAATTTAAAAGAAATTTTGAATTTAACAATTATGTAATCTTAGACATTGACCAATTTGATTTACTAAAGAGTGCAGATTCTAGTTTAAATAAAAGTTTCGCAATGATTCCAAAAAAATATGATGATTTAAATTTAGCTGATCACCCTCAGTATATAAAAATATTCTCTCCTCCTCTGGCGCGTTTATTAAAATTACATTTACAATTTTCAGATAGATTTGGTAATCCTTATGATTTTCAAAATCATGACCATAGATTAGAAATATTATTTACAAGTTTTAAACAAAAGAGAAAATATGGGAATATTTTTTCACAATAAATTATATTATAATAATATATATAATAATATGACAATAGGAAGAGCATTAATAGCAGAATGCATTGGTACTGGAATATTTTTTACTTGTATTTTATCATGGGGGGAACCTATTCCTATCGTAATAGGTTTATTAGCAGCAATTTATGCTTTTGGTCAAACAAGTGGAGGTCATTTTAATCCAGGTGTATCATTTATGATGTTTCTCAAAGGTGACCTTTCTACTACTCGATTTATAACATATGTAGCAGCTCAATTAATTGGAGCTATATTAGCATTATTATGGTGGAAAGCAACTTTTGGCAGTACTGCAAAAGCTAGTGTAATGGCCTTTAAAAAATAAAAAATGAAAACCTACATAAATATGTATAATATTTTAAAAAAAATTGAAAGTATTTTAAGATTATAATTAAAATATAATTTAATAGATATGACATTATTGAGTTACATTTCAATCCCTTATACTTCTTCGTCTAATGAAATTAGTTACTTGCGGATTGATTTTATGACAAATAAAGTTTTTGTAAAGGGAAACGAGGTTTTAAATTTAGATGAATTAAAAGATGATGTTGTTGTTATGGAAGATATTTTGGATGATCACGGTAGTGATTGTGATGATTGTTGTGGTCATAATCATAAAAATGATTTAATTGATCTGTTAAAAGCAGAATTGGCAAATGAAATTAAAAAGGGGGATAACGATGATTATATTAAAGAGTTGAAAGAGACAATTGAAAAAATGCAAATGATGTAAAATCCTGTTATTTTTTATTAAATTTAAAATTTACAATTTTAATGATTATTCTTCCGATTTTTGTTTGTAATTTTAGGGATTTTTATAGAAGTTCCAAATTATATTTGAGTATGTTGTCAGAGTTTAATCTATCTGAAAATCAGAGAAAAATAATATACGAGGATCTTACATATTTATTTGATAGAGGCTATGATAATTCTGTAGAACTTGTTGATTTAAGTTTAGGCGAATTAAATAGTTTAATCCATAATTATCCACATTATGGAATTGATATTAATATATTCGATAATAAATTTGTAATTAAACCAGGTAAATTTTATATTAAACACATATATCCAGATATTGAATTTCAGGCAACTATAATTTTTTAAAAATTTTTATTTGGAAGGATGATAAATTACGTCTCGTAATTTATTTATTTCTGAGTCAGTTCGCATATGTTTACATATAAAATCAAAAGGCACCTGTTTTAACATCTGGGTTAAAAATATAATACTGAAAATACCACATTCTGAGTTGGCAAATTGCTTTTGAATTTTATTATGTTTAACTTCAAATTTAGGATCATTGACTTGGCCCTTAATTAAATTCATAAATTCAACAGCTTCTTTTGGGGGAGAATTGGCGACAGAATCATAGTAATAAATTCCATAATTCTCTTTTTTGGGATTAAGATTACAAAATACAGAAACCCAATGAGAGCCGGGCTCATTATGATAATCTAAGTTTAATACAATACAAAACTGTTTTTTCTTACTTGCTAATAATGTTTTAATATCGAAATTACATAAATCATCACCTATACAGCTACCATATTCATCTGTATATGCAAAATCTATGGGAAAAACACCCATTACTTTAAAATCTTTATATAGGGTTTCGTATTGTTCTAATACAAATAGAATATCGTAAGTATTAAGCCATGTTTTGCGATCAGAATACCATTCCCTTGGTTTTAATGGACGAAATGATGATTTGAGTTTATTTTTAAGTTGTGGGTTTTTAATAATGTCATTATTAGCCCAACATAATTCATTAGTGCAAACTTTTTGAAATGCTTTTTCAAGATCATCATGTAGTTTTTGTTTAGGTTGATGAATATTAATTTTATCATTTATATTTGAAAGCTTGTTATATTCTTTAGCAATAGCGATTAAATCTTTTTGAGAAAAACAGGTCCCTTGTTTTTCACCATATTTAATTTGATTATATGGTGAGCAATGTAATTTTGAACTATTATCAGTCATTATCTTATTTAATTAAATAATTATTTTTTTTGTGTTAAATTCATAAAATTAAATTTTTTATTCATTTTAACAACTATTAACACTAGTCAATTTTATGAGTTTTTTTTTTACAGAAAGAGTATATATTATTTTTTATTGATTCGTCCAAATATAAAATAAATTCATCAAAATTCGATAAAACAATTTCATTTTTTAAGATTAAGTTATCATATTTATTAAATAATTTATTTAATTTTATACTATGTTCTGAAGTTTTATGTTTGGAATCTTTCAGTGTTTTTTTTTTAGAATTTATTAATAAATCTAAATGTAAATCTCCTTGAACGTCGTTATTATTCATTTTTAATTGCATTTACCAAATAATACGTCTTTATATAGTTTATAAAAAAAGTGAAAAGAAAAACTAGTTAAAAAAGTTTTGTGTTATTAATATAATGGATTATAAAAAAGGGGATGTATGCTCATTCTTAATTCAGTACCAAGTACAGAAGGGGAGCGATTTCACACATACAAGTATAGTGAAACCCACAGGTTCATTTTATATCCCATCTGATAAAATTGAAAAATTTTATAAAATATATAAAAAAGGTGTTGATACAAACGATGATTTGTATCTAACAGAAAAACATAGAGATATAAGTCCATTTCTAATAGATTTAGATTTCCGGTTTGAAAAAACAATTAAATTAGAACGAATTTATACGTCAGATGACGTTAATAAAATTGTTAAATTGTATGTAAAATATATTAAAGAATATATTGAAATAGAAAACGATTTTGATATATATGTGATGCAAAAACCAGGGCCAGTTGTAGATAAAGATATAGTCAAAGATGGTTTACATATTGTAATACCAGATATAGTAACAAAACCAATTGTTCAATATACCATAAGGAGAAAAATTATTGAAGAATGTGGAACAATTTTAGAAAGGTTAAACCTTAAAAATAGTTATGATGATGTTTTTGATGAGGCAGTTATTGAACGTAATAACTGGCAAATGTATGGGAGTAAGAAACCGAATTGTGAAAAATATAAAATTACTAAAATTCTAAGATGTTCAACATCTAATGATGAATTAATTGAACAAGATATCAAAGACGATAGTGAGTATATCGAAACATTATCAATAAGAAATAAATATGATTGTCTGGCTGTAAAAATTGATAAACAAAATGAGATTGTAATTCAAGAACAAGAACATCATAAGAAGAAGAAAATGAAATTAATGGGAGATGGAATTCTTCAAACCACACAGAATATGAAAAAGAATATTTGTGAAAATCTTGATTATGTTAATAAACTTGTTGAAATATTATCAGAGAAGCGCGCAGATATTTATATCGATTGGATTCGTGTAGGATGGTGTTTAAGAAATATAGATCATAGACTACTTGAAACATGGGTTGAATTTAGCAAAAAATCATCAAAATTCAGAGATGGTGAATGTGAAAAGGTGTGGAATTATATGAAAGATGATGGTTTAGGAATTGGTACATTACATATGTGGGCAAAACAAGATAATTTAGAACAGTATAAATCAATCATTAAAAAGGATTTAACAAATTTGGTTTTCAGAAGTAAAAATGAAACCCATCATGATATCGCACAGGTCATTTATTTTATGTTTAAATATGATTTTGTATGTGTATCAATTAAACAAAATCTTTGGTATGAATTTAGAAATCATCGTTGGGTTGTATGTGATTCTGGATATGGTTTAAGAGGAAAGATTTCAACTGATGTATGTAAAGAATATTTAAATCATGCAGGTATTTGGAATCAAAAAGGCTCTACAGAAGATGATGAAAGTGAACAACAAAGATGTGCAGAAATTGGTAAAAAATTAAATGGAATTGCTCTTAAATTAAAACAAGGTCCATTTATTGATAATATTATGAAAGAATGTAAATATCTATTTTATCTAGAGAAATTCGAAGAGAAATTAGATAGTCGAACTAATTTGATTGGATTTGAAAATGGAGTCTATGATTTGGAAACATTTGAATTTAGAGAGGGAAGGCCTGAGGATTATATTTCGTTTTCTACGAATATTAATTACGTACCCTATGATGATGGTAATGTTATTGCAAAAGAGGTTAATAATTTCTTGTCTAAAGTTTTAACAAAGTCTCACATGAAAGAGTATGTACTATTACTATTATCAAGTTTCTTGAATGGTGGTATTAAAGAAGAACGCTTCCATATTTGGACGGGGAGTGGATGTTTTGCAAAAGGTACTCAAGTCATGATGTTTGACGGTACTAATAAATCAATTGAAGATATTGGAGAAGGTGAATTGTTAATGGGAGATGATTCTACACCAAGAACTGTACAACAACTTTTCAGAGGTTATAGTGATATGTATAGAATTAAACCTATTAAAGGGGAAGACTTTATTGTAAATGGTGGACATGATTTAGTAGTTAAAATGAGCAATTGTTTTAAGGTTAATAAAAGAGAACGTAATAATTATAGGGCTTCGTGGATTGAATATGTTGAAGATAAAAATGATAATAGAGTACTCAAAAATGTTTCCAAAACTCTTTCTACTAAAGAAGAAGCTATTGAAATTTTAGAAGAAGCAAAAATATCAAAAAAAACAGTTAAAGTTGATGATATTGTAAAGATGACTGTGCATCAGTATTTAGACTTGCCTAAAAATATTAAGCTATTAATGTCTGTTTATAGACCTGAAATTGTAAATTTTGAAAAGAAAGTTGTAACATTAGATCCATATTTATTAGGATATTGGCTAGGAGACGGAAATCAATATGATTCGTCTTTTACAACTGAAGATATTGAAGTTGTTGATTATGTAAAAGAATTAATGGAGGAAAATAATTGTGAAATGAATGTTTATGCTGATAAGGGTTTAGCTAAAACTTATGGTATTAGGGGAAATAAAAATCTATCGAAGATTAATTATGTTAGAAAAGGTCTACAAGATTATAACTTATTTAAAAATAAACATATACCTTATGATTTTAAGGTAAATGATAAAGAAACACGTTTAAATGTTTTAGCTGGAATTGTTGATAGTGATGGTCACTATCAAAAGAAAATGAAACAAATTGAAATCACCTTGAAATCTGAAAAATTAATAGATGATGTTATTTGGATTGCAAGATCACTAGGAATATCCTGTTATAAATCTAAAATTAAAAAAACTTGCTGCAATAATGGTAAAGTTGGAGATTACTTTAGAATTAATATGGTTGGAAAGTCTTTATGTGAAATTCCAACAAAAATTCCAAGGAAAAAACCGGATAAAAGAACATGCTCAAGAGATCCATTAAAATTAGGTTTTAAAGTCGAAAGAGTCGAAGATGATAATTTCTATGGATTCGAACTTGATGGGAATCGTAGATTCTTACTTGGTAATTTCCTAGTGACTAAGAATTCCAATGGTAAATCGAAAACCATCGATCTTTTTGAACAATCATTCGGAGATTATTGTTGTAAGCTTCCTATCACTTTACTAACACAAAAAAGGGCTGCATCAAATGCAGCTACATCAGAACTAGCAAGAACCAAAGGTAAAAGGTTTGCATGTTTACAAGAACCTAGTGAAGATGAAAAACTTAATGTTGGTTTAATGAAGGAATTAACAGGTGGTGATAAGATTCAAGCCAGACAAATTTATAAAGAACCCATTGAATTTAAACCTCAATTTAAGATGATTTTAACATGTAATAATTTACCAAATGTTCCATCAGATGATGGTGGTACATGGCGCCGTATTCGTGTAGTTGAGTTTCAATCTAAATTTACAGATGCGCCAAACCCAGAAAGGGCAAATGAATTTTTTGCAGATACAGATTTATCTGAAAAGTTTTCAATATGGAGTGAATATTTTATGGGTATGTTAATTGAATATTATAAAAAATATAGAATTAGTGGTGGTATTACTGAACCAGATGAAGTATTGCAGTGTACAAAAGAATATCAAAAGAATAATGATATATTCCTTGAATTTGTTGAGCAAGAATTTGAAAGACAAGAGGATGAATTTGTACCTTTCACAGATGTTGTTGCTGCTTTTAAGAGTTGGGGAAAAAATAACAATATTAATATTCCTAATATTAATCTGGGTAAAAAGAGCTTTTCTAAAGTTGTTAATAAAACCCTAGGTCCAGGAATTGTATTAAATAAAGTAGATGGTTGGAAGGGATGGGGATTTAAAAAGGATACAAATTTAATAAATGATGATTTAGATTAAAAGTACTTAAGATTTAGGCAATATATTTTTTTTATTAATTATGACAAAAATTATTGAATTGAACAAAACACAAATAGATGCCATTGATTTAACAGAAATTGATAAATATATCGAATGGAATAAAAAAAATTATGATTTTTTTAAATTGGAAGCAGGTAAAGAGCATTATAAACTCCTAAGTTATATATCAACCTGTTTTAATTCTAATGATATTTTGATTGATATTGGTACATATTTTGGTTTTAGTGCACTAGCATTATCATATAATAAAGGAAAAGTTATTACTTATGATGTTTGTGATTGGATACCAGATGATGTACATAGTATTAAAAATAACGCTAATATTGAATTAAAAATTATGAATTGTATTAATGATATGGATATTATTAGCAAAGCCAAATTTATAATGATTGATATCGACCCCCATAATGGTGAAGAAGAAAGATTAATAATTAATGCCCTAAAGGAGAATGGATTTAAAGGAATATTATTATTAAATGCAATAAAATTTAATAATAATATGGTGGAATTATGGAACGAGATTTCACTACCTAAAGAAGATGGTACATTAGTTGGTCATTGGTCTGGAACTGGTTTCGTTATATTTAGTGATGATTATGAAATTGTTTTTTCTTAAATTAAAAATTTGATTAAACTATATAAAAATAATATATTATCATTATAATAGTGGTTAAAAATGAATAATCAAGAATTTATTTCGACAAGTATTAAAACCATTTTCGAAATGTTAAATGATAGGAACATTGATATATCATCTGTAAATGATGATGATATATCTGAATGGATTAATACTAATTTTAATAAAGTTAATTTTAGTATTGTAATTAACAAAATTAAAATTTTATATTATATGCAATCTAAGTTTAAATGGCCGGAACTTAAAAAAATTCTAGTTGAAGACGATGAAGAAGAATATTCGTTAATTATATTGGTTGTGAGAGAAAAAGTATCACAGAATAATCTAAAATTTATTCATGGTTTAAAACTCCCGATTCAAATATTTGATATCAAAGAATTACAATTTAATATCACAAAACATGTTCTTGTTCCAAAACATGAATTAGTTAACGATGAAGAGGGTAAATTAATTATTGAAAAATATAGTTTGAAAACGAAATATCAGTTACCACATATATTAAAAACAGATCCAATGAGTAAGTATCTTGGATTAAAAAGTGGTGATATTATTAAGATTCAAAGAACAAGTCCCACAGCTGGGGAATATATTGCATATAGATGTTGTTTATAAATCAATTATAGTCTATAATCAATCATTATTTAAATTTATTATTTAGTAAATCGGTGATCAGTAACTCTTTTTTTTTCTTTTATGATATTAAAATGGATTCCACTTATTATCAAAATCATCTAAAATATTTATATGATTCAACTGCAAACAATCAAGAACCAGTTTATAATGTAGACAATTTATTATACTCTTATACAAGTCGTAATACCTTTACAAATAATGTTACACCTTCTCTCTTTTTTAATGAAATTACCCAGGTATCTTTGAATAGAGAGGAACCTGATGATGTTAGAACACGTGTAAATACTGCTGATAGTGTTGACTTACCAAGATTAAGGACTACGAATACTTTTACTGAAATAACAACTAATAATGAAGTTAAAATTGATATTACTCGTGGAAGTCAAATGTCAACTGAAGCAATGTTACAATCTATTGCACAAGGAACTGATTTCGTCACTAGAACTGAATCAGCAATTTTAGGATTAAATAACGATATTACAAAATCACATACAGCATTCGACCAATATATGTTGGGTATTTTAACTGCAGTTTGTGCACCATGCTTTGCAAGAGCAGTAAAATCATTATCTTCAAATATACCACCAAATGCACCACAAAATTTAGAAGATGCTATAAATGATGTCGCATTAAGAAACTATAATCAATTACATCAATTATATACAGTTGTTGCTATGAAAGTTATGTCATCATTTCAAGAAGTAGTTATTCCATTGACAAATATTAGAACTGATACAATGGCTGATTTTAATAATGCTAATGAAAGTTTTAAACGTCCATTGTATTATCAACTTCGTAGTAAAATTGCCGATGAATTAGTCATAACACCACCTATTTTAATGGGAAATGAAACTGAAGACTTTACAATTATGTATATTAATAAGATACTAGCTGATATTTTTATTAAATCATGCTACCCTGTGATTCATTATCTTTTCATAGATGCAATGATGAAAAAATATGCCCAAGCAGGAGATTTTATTAATATTAGACTCGCATTATTAGCTAAAATATTTTATACATATTACTTTATTGATTATATTAATCAAAATATTTATGCTGCTGATAGCGCTTTACAATCTGACTCGGGTAAAAAAGCAACATACGATTCATTATTCGCCCAAATTAATACAAATTTAAACAATTACCTTATTAGTATTAATAACATCGATATTTCAACTCAACCAGGTCAAAATGCTCTAGCTAATATTCTTAAATCTTTACATGACTTATCTAATCAGGTTGTTATAAAATCAGAAAATATTAATGAACTTAAAGGCAAAATAACTGAACATCAACTCGCTTTAAGAAGTATCATCGCAAATGTTGATATTGAAAGAGGTAAATTCGGATGGAAGGCATTTGAATTCTGGTTTATTTTAACAATATTATTAATTGTTGTTTTGGCTTCAGGAGTTCTCTTATTTTTAAATAAGCCACAATTCGTTTTTTATATCGCAGGCGCTACATTAACAATAATAATTATTGCAAAACTTATAGAGTTAATAAATTCATTTATTACAAAAAATTAACTTCTTATTAATAAATAAATATGGCATCTGATATACTTGAATCAAATAAAGTTATGTATTTAGATCTTACACATAAATTAAATGATTACAATGAAATATATAATCTAAATACATATCTTGATAGCGCAAACACTTCAGAACTCGATAGATTAAAATATACAAATGAAACACTTAAAACTAGAATTTTAAAACTTAAACAAGAATATTTAGCCGAAGATAGCGGGGTCAAATTATACACATTCAGAATAAATGTTTTATATTTCACTGCAATTATTATCGCTATTGTATTATGTATTGCAGCATTTTATGCTGAGGGTAAAATAAGTTCAAAAATTGCTAGCATTTTCAGCATGGGTTTAATTATTGTTTACTTCATTATATTATTATTTGTTGTCAAAGCAAACATTGAGAGAAGAAATCACGCATATGATCAATATTATTGGGATCAAGTACAAAAAAATAATTGACTCGACTTAATATAAAATATTAAATAATATTAAATGTCAAATACTACTGAAAATCCATACGGGGAAAATATTAACACAAATATCAAAGTTGCACTTATCGGAGTTGTCGGAATTATAATTTTTATTATTCATGGGGCTTTATTATATTTCAATTTAGGGGCTTTTAATGTACTTGTATGCTTATATATAATAGTATACGCAATAATTGTATTAATTATTACAGGGAAAAATACAGGATGTTATCAAAAAAAATCCTTTAATATTCTCGTAAACTTTTCATTATATACAGTTATTTTACAAATATTCTTATTAGTATTCGTTGTTATTAAAATAGTAACCCCCTCATTCTTCCCTAAAAAATAATAATTATTAATATAATTTCACTTACTCTGTAATTATTTGTTTTGCCATTTCAGGAGTTAAATTTTTAACATATTCCTCAAATGGTTTTGTATGATAATCTAATTCATAATCTGAAATTCCCTCAGACATTAAAATAGGATCATATTCAATTGCGTGACAATACGGTTTAGGAAATGAAGAAATTGTTTGCCTAACATTAGTTTCCTCTCGTAACATTGCAACATCGTTCGAATCATCATAATTTTGCCTATAAGGACTGAAATCTTGATTTGGATTTGGTGAACCACCAACACCTCCTAATTCATTTTGAAATTTTTCTATTTTTAATTCCTCTGAAAATTGAGATATATCTGAAGATTTAGTAATAGATGATGGTAATATAGGTTGAAGAACATCAGAAGGAATTGGGAAAACTGAATGTCCTCGAATCATTTGTTCTTTTCCAGGGGGGTTTTCCATTGATGTAATACGACTCATCATTTCTTGGGAGGTTTTAATCTCAGAATTAGCTTTGTTATTCATTACCATAATTTCCTCTTTGTTCAAGTTTATTAAAATTACCAAGAAAGCAACCATTGATAAAACACCTAATTGTAAATCAATAAATGATAATAAAACTATTGTGATGAGTATAACTATTTTAATTGGTGTATAATTCATAAACTTTAACCACGAATTATTAATAAATGGTGAAATTATTATATATCCAAATATGAAAAGTTTAAAAAATAACAATACATCCTCTTGTTTTATATCCATATCTATATATATTGATAAAACACAAAAAAATAGGTTAAATTTAAAGATTTAATGAATTATTAATTTTTTGTAAGTCTTCATTTTGATTCTGCAAAAGTAATAATTCTTTTTTAAGTTTTGCAATTGTTTTCAAGTTTTTTGCTGTTTCAAATGAAGGATTATTTTTGATCAATCTACATAAAAGTTTATTCAAATAATCGAAAGAGTAGTTTTCATTTACAGTAAATAATTCAGTTTGCTTTTTATTATTGATTGTTAATGTTCTATGGATGTTTCGAATCATTAATTCTTTTTCAAATAATTCCTCTATAACATCCTTATTATCTGTGATTTTTATTACTTTCATATCAAAATGATCAAAATTCTTTCGATGGGCATTATACTCTCTCTCAAATATCTTACCACTAATTCCATATTTATAAATATGTTCATCTTTATACCTCCCTACATCTGCAATATATATAACATTTTTATTATTAAATTTATAAAGATCATTCTTCTTATAAAATACTGACCCACATTTTACTCGTAGGCTCGACATTTAATGTTAAATTTACTAAACTAAAATTAAAAAATCAATTTTTTTTTATAATATTATAATAATGGCTTCCCCTTACAAAGCTAGTTTTGCACTCGCCCCAAGCAATACATCTATATTACCTGGATCTCTATGCAATGATCTCCTGATTTGGACTGGAAATTCTAATCAAAATATCCTCTTCGGAGTTTCTAATGTGAATACTTACCTGTCTGTCAGCGGCGCCGGAGATTTAGCCCTCTCAGGTAATCTCACTTTTTCGAATCAACTTCAACTGAGTGGAATTATGCTCACACAACGGACTTCTGCAACGATCAACAACGCAACTTCACAAGTCACGGCTATTGACGGATTGACTTACTTGAATGGAGACGTCTTGATCTCAATGAGTAACAACCAAGGTAGCAATACGATCCGATTCTTACAAAATAGTACAGAGTACATGCGTATCTCTTCGAATGGATATGTTGGTATTAGAACATCGAATCCTCTATATAATTTAGATGTCACTGGCACCACCAGAATTTATAATTCTAACCCAGATCTTATATTGCACACAACCATGAATGATAGTAATAGTACAGGAAGTATATTATTTGCAAATTCAGGAGGTAACTTTACACATCGTATAAGGAGGGCGACCCGTGGAATTGGTAGCGCGAATGCTGATTTGATATTTTCCACTGGACTAAGTACAGAACCATCCAATCTACAAGATGTACTTACTATAGGTCGTAATTGTAATGTTGGAATCGGAACATCGAATCCATCATATCCTTTACATGTGATGTCAAATATGCAAGTCCAAGGTGTTTTTAGTGGTAATTCAAACTATCTTCAGCATGGACGGATCTATTTTAATGATACAAATTTTGGAATAGGATGTGGAAATTTTTCAGGCTCAAATGCAGTTGGGGATAATCTTTATTTATGGGCATTCAATGGAATTGGGAGGGATATTGTGTTCAGTCATCCATCTGTAGGATTAACTAATCCAGGGACCTGGCCAATAGATATGATTATCCAAGGTGGTACTGGCTATGTTGGAATTGGTAAATCGAATCCAGCATATAATTTAGATGTCACTGGGATCATCAAAATTTATAATTCTAATCCAGATCTTATATTACAAACAACAAATAATGCAGCTTCTAATTCAGGAAGTATTCTTTTTCAAAACTCCGGGGGCAACTATTCGTGGCGAATTGGTAGGAGGGGCGACAATGTTGCTAATTCAGGCTTACCGAATCTGACATTTTCTGGGGGCTCCACAACAGAGCCTTCAAATTTGACAGATATTATGGCTCTCTCTCCTAGTGGTTATATTGGTATTGGTACATCGAATCCATCATCGCTATTACATTTGGCAACTACTGTTGGATTATCTAATAATATCTCGAATATAGGTGGAGCAAATTTAATGACTTTTAGTGATGATAGAAATTACACTTGTGATTTATATATTTTATGTGCACCTCAAGCAAGCGGGGGGGGGGTTGGATGGGCATCAAAAGTGTTAGGTGTTAATATATCATCCACCTTTTCAAATAATAGACCTACTAAACGAACAACCCTTGGTGGAACAGTTAATTCTGCAGCTATATCATTATCTGCAGATATTAATCCATATGCAATTGGATTTCATACAGCTAGTAATGCAACACCAGTATCAAGTAATTTAAATTTAAGTATGTGTATAACAAGTGCCGGAAATGTAGGTATAGGTTTATCAAATCCAACTCAAAAGCTAGAGGTAAACGGTGTTATTAATGTATTTGATTCAGGAAATAAATCTATGTCTGGAGGAATTGCTACAGAAGTAAATGGAGGATTGATTAATTTTGGTATTAATGATACGCGATTTGGATCTTATAATTCAGCTAATCAATATGGAATTGTACGTGTAGATTCTCGTAATGCTTTCCCTGCAATTCAGTTTCATACAGCTGGGGCAGGTCAAGCTTCAGCTCTGGTAATGTCAATTCTGGCTAATGGAAACGTTGGAATAAATGATGCTGCTCCAAACAATAAACTAGTTGTTAATGGATCAACATGGTTAAATGGTGCAACTTATATTAATGGAGATACGAGACCATCACTTGATAATACGTCATCAATGGGGACTGCTACATTTAGATGGAATGCTGTATATGCTGTAAATGGTACAATACAAACTTCTGATGAAAAGGATAAAGATTCAATACCATTACCATATGGGATTAATGATTTAATGAAAATATCAACAATCAAATATAAATGGAAAACACAAATTGATCTTCCAGACGACGATCCGCGTAAAAACTATGAATATTTTGGTATTTGTGCAAGAGAACTTGATACAATATTTCCAGAATTAGTCTATAATGAAACAGAACCATTTCAAATAAATTATTCAGAGTTAATGCCAATTTGTATAAAAGCTATACAAGATTTGAAAAAAGAAAAAGATGAATTATCAAATTCTTTAATTGCATTAGAAACAATTATTAATGATAAAAATAATATAATTCTTTCAATGCAAACAAACATACAATCAATGCAATCAAATATAGATTATTTATTAAATAATAAATAATAAAATAAATATAATTTTCTTGGCATTATTAATCTTCGATACAACAAACGTTTTTTGGTAATTCAACAAGCTTTGCTTTCTTTTCTGTCACTAACGTATTATCTTTATCAATAATTTCATATTTGCATTTTTTATAATATGTATGTCTTTTCTTTGCTTGATTTGTAAAGCTTCCAAAATCATCAACAATATCTATAATAAGTGGTACATGCTTTCGGTCTTCAGGTTTATCTCTCAAAATCCTTCCACAAATTTGAATCACATCTCCTTTAGGTGATCCTAATATAAGAGTATCTAATCCTTTACAATCAAAACCTTCTGATACATTTTGAAATGTCCCAATGATAAATTGACAAAGTTCACTCTTTTTAAGATCTTCTTGCTTCATTCCACCATAGTAAAACCCTGAATCTAATTTATGTTTATCAAGTGAATCTTTAATCAGATGTACATGTTGTCTCCTATCACTGAGAATGAGAAATCGCCTTTTAGGTTCTTCTTTCAAAATATTTAAAATAATTTCTTCTATAAAAGTTATCCTTGGAAGAAATTCACAAATATTATTAATCATTCGAGCAATATTTGGTTTTTTATTATATAATGTATGGACTCTAGAGTATTCTGAAGAGGCATTATAATATCTATGAAATCTTACTTCAATTGTATCTTTGACTTTTTTACTTTCATATGCAATATCTCCTAAATACCATTTAAATACCTTTGTTAATCCATCTTTTCTTTTGGGTGTAGCAGTTAATCCAATGGCATATTTGAAATTAACTTTTTTAAGAGCACGAGAGAAAACCAAAGGTGCCAAATGATGAACTTCGTCTAAAATCACACATCCAAATTCATCAAATATCCTTTCATCATAATCTTTCATTGATAAACTCTGTAAAGATGCTAAAACAATATCTTTATTTTCTACATCAATAACCTTGGCTTTAATTAATCCGATGCGGGCACTCGGTGCAAACTCTTGAATTCGTTCTTTCCATTGTTCTAAAAGAAATTCTTTATGAACAACAATGAGTGTTTTTTTGGCTAGAGTACATAACATTGATATTCCGCAGACGGTCTTGCCAAATCCACACCCAAGACACAATAGGGCTCCCATTTTAGATGGATCATTACAGCAGTCTAATACAGCTTTAATTGCATCAATTTGAATAGGACGTAAAGAACCTGTAAATTTTACCGTAATATCTTTACCATCGTGTAATTTATTTATTTTAGGGACACCGAATTTTTGAAGGGCATAATATCTTGGTAAATATAATTTAGATGAACTTTCTTGATAGTTTTTAAAAGATTCTGCGGGTTGGCCATAACCTTCTGCTGTAAATGGTACAACTGTTAATTCTTTTTTTAATTCCAATATTTCTTGTTCTGTTAAATTGGATTTATATAAAACATATCCCCTAGAGCCCAAATAATTATCAGTCATTTTAACAGCTATAGTTTATATATTGATATTCTCTTAAATATTTAAATCAAATTTTTGAGTTGTTATTTAATTGAAAAAATTATCTAATGAAGAATTAAATTAGACACGATGTTATCAATTGGTATAAAAAACTCCATATTGGTTATACTTATTATTTTAATAATTCATGTTTTTTTGAAGAATTTAATTCTTGATAGAGGTGGTTCAAATATTGAAAACACAAAACAAGAAAAGGAAAAATTTACAATTGCGTCTCAGTCAACATTAAATCCATTCGATGATCAAGCATCTAAAAATTTATCTATATCCAAATACAATGATGTTGCGGGTGTAGATCGTTATGGTAAACCCCAAACTAAAGAAGATGTTTGTAGAGATACAACTATTAAGGATTCTCAATTAAAAGATCTTGAGCAAGAGGAAATGATGGAGTATGTCACTAAAGGTGATCTTTCAAAAAATTCTTCACAAAATCAAAAAAAACAAATGATGGATGATGATGACTTGGATAAATATTTTAAGGATAATATAGTTTCAGAGAGTGTGGCTGAATTAGAACACAAGTTTGATACCGGAGCCGATGTTTGTAAATTTAAAGCTGATAATCATCAGCTCCCGTTAAGTACGACTTGTAGTACCAAAATTTCTGATCTGAAAACGAACCCATCTTTGGAAAAAAGAGTTGTTGCTGATTGCAACTTACCCCAGGACAAAAAAAACATAATGATTTTAAATGAATATGAAAATGAAAATACAATGAATGGAGGATTATTGTATGGTAATTTAGAAGCATATGATGAGTTTGATTTAAATTATGAAAATTACTCTTGCTCTAAAAATTAAAATTGGATGATGGTGGCAAGTTTAACCATTTTAAAACCTCTGTCCTCTTTTTCTTTTTCATACCATCTAATACTTGTTTATTATAACCAACAACCTTTAAACATTCTGATGCTGAATAAGTCGAGCTTCTATTTTTAATTACAATATCATCAAATAATCCCTCTAACAATTGGTTATTATCATGAGAACTTGCCAAATAATCAGCAGCTTCGAGTAAGGATCCAACCGTTTTAATTTTTCTCTCATGTTTTAAATCAGAACAACAAGAACAGGTATCTGTATCGATAATATCATATGATTCCATACTTGATTTTAATTTCATTTATTAAATTATTCTTTAAATAATTTATCATCGATAAATATTGCATGAGTTAGGCTATAACAATTGCATGAGTTATAGCTCTTAGGCTATAACAATTGCATGACCATTCTCTCGATACTCCTCCAACATCATCTGTAATTCTATTAATAAAGGTCTCAATTCTTCCTTGTTTAATTTTTCTATTTGATCTAATTGACTTAGAACATCTTTGATTTCCTGCTCTGACATATCATCTTCTAAAATACGATCCTTGTCTTTCTCATAATATGTCTTGAAAATCTTGTGGCCTTGTAAAAGTAACTCGGTTAATCCCTTCGCGAACGTCATTATATCCCATTTATTATTCCTGTAAATTTCCATGGTGTTACGCTTCGCACTTTTGATTCGAACGTTCTGGTTTTCCGGATAATTCGGATCACAATGCAGGTTTGCTAAGATCTCTCGGAACCGAAGATCCATAAAGAGTGAACTGATCAAACTATCTGGTAAAGCTGCCATATTTTCTTTCCCAAAATCTCTTAATTTTATATTATTTGGCAAAGAAACATTAATATTATTGATTTGTTGATTATTTGTTGTATTATTAATAATCAAACTTTTAAGATTATATATTTCCTTTTTTAAATCTATAATCTCTATTGATTGATTGATTAACTTTAATTGGATTTTTTTTGCATATTTTTTTATGTTGATATTTGCCTTGTTTTGAGGCAAATTCTTTATTACATAATTCACATATAAAGTGTGTCTGTAATAAAACTACATTGTCTAACATTTCTTCTCTAGATATATCGGCAATAATGGGATCACAAATAATCTTTTTATTAATATGATTCTTTAAATTATTTTTCCGAGTAAAAGTACAACCACATCTTTTACAATCTAACATTTGAATTTACTTATTAATAAACCTTTATATAAAATTTAATATACCAGTATTTACCGTAACCCATGGTAAATAACAGTATATCAATAATATTTAAAATTGCTATACCATAATCAGTCTATTTATTTTTTAAAATAACCCATGGTAAATGTTTTCAGTGTATGATTTTAAGAGGGGGGGGGGTAAACCCATTTTGAAACTTTTCTATTTGAAAATCAAAATCTTAAAAAATGTTTGAATTTAAAAATTATAAATCTTTATATAAAATTTAATATACCAGTATTTACCGTAACCCATGGTAAATATAATGATACCATAATCACCATTTATTTTTAAAAAACCATATAAAGAAGACGTGAATATACCATTGTATACAAATAAAAACAATGAAACTATCTGAAGCAAGAGACCTCTTTCCAAACCAATGTGATTCTAAGAACTTGATTTGTCTATACAAGAACGCAGATTATAATATGGATGATGATTTGAAGGATTTCTTGGAGACACTGATCGAATCAAAACCTAACACGACAGCCTCTATAGATCAGCTGATCTCACTATCGAAGCTGTTCGACTTCAAAGCTGTCACAAAAGATTTGGGTGAAGATTTCTGCCTTGAAATCGAAAAGGCAGTCATTGATTGGATCGAGCATGATGTTAAAAAGGAGGAAGATGATGAGCTTTCAGATATCGACTTATTGCTCAAGGAGAACAATCGTCTCAAGCGTGAGAACCTGATACTTTCTAGGTACCAAGAAACTATCTCAGATCTCAAGATTATATTCACAGAATACGTAAAGGCATACAGCCCAGATAAAATCTCTTTCATCACAGTTATGTTGGATGCTGTTGTTACAAAGTCCCAACCTCCCCAAAAAATTGAAAATTGTTTTTAAAAATAAAAATAAAAATAAAATGGGTTGGAATGTCAATTATGAAATTAAATTTATTGAAGGAGACGAAGATAATAAACTTGATTATTTAGACTATGATGAAGTTAAAAGTAATTTGATTGGATCAGATATATCTGATTGTGACTATATATTTTTAACCAATGAAGAAGATGATAGCCTTGAATATAATAATGTTTGTATAGTAAGAATTTATTGTGGCGCTTTTCTAGGTGAAACAACAATTAAAATATTTTTGAAAGTATTATGGAATTTATATAAAACACCAATGGAATATAGAAAGTATGGAACATTAGATTATAAAAAATTTGAGATTCAGTAAACAAAAAAATTGATATTAAAATTGATATTTAAAATTGATATAAGAAGTATTAAATAATATATTTTAATATAAATTAAATGTCAACAAAGATCGAAGATTTTAATGATATCATGAAAAATTATGATCCAAACAAAAATAAAACCAAAAATATCCTATCTAAATATGAAAAAGTTAAAATGATTGGTATTAGGGCCGAGCAATTACAAAGGGGAGCTGAACCGAGTATTAAACTTGATACTAATGTCCCTTTCAATCCAAGAGATATTGCTCATGAAGAACTACGTCAACGTAAACTTCCTATGCTCATTTGTAGAAAATTACCAGATGGTACTAAAGAATATTGGCGTCTTGATGATCTGGTAATTCTCCCCTGATTAATTTAATAAATAATAATGTTTAATTGTTGACATAAAATTAACATTTCCAAAGAATGCTATAGGTCTTTTAGATTTTACAAATGCTATAGCTTCGAATATATCAATTTTATACTTCCAAATTATAAAACAAGCAATAACAGCTGCGCTTCTTTGTTGACCTGCCATACAATGACATAAAACTTTTTTATTTTCTGATAATGTTTTATCGATTTCCTCGAATAAAATATTATCCTCAATGGCATCAAATAATTTTTTATATTCCTCATCATTTCCATTATCTTCAACACAAATTCTTATTTTTTTTGTATTTGTAAAAAAATCAATATTTTTTGTACAGTTTATAACTAAATCAACATTTGTCATATTCATAGCATCCTGAAAATTCCCTAAATATAAATTTCTAATTATTTCAGACATTTTATTAATATAAAAATTAAAATAATGGTCATGTAAACTCAATATTCTCAAATTCAACATTTATAGAAGTATCATTGTATTTAATGTCAAGTAATTGGAATAATTTTTGCATTGGAAATTTTTCTTTACGAATCGATTTTGGGTTTAGTTTGTTTTTTCTATACCATGCTTTTAATAAAGCATACCATGGAGGATGACCTTCACCTAGATTTTCTGCTAATTTAATTAATAAATCTGGATTCTCTAATAAAGCACTTGATGATAAATCCATAAGATTTGATTCCATTCTAAATTTATTTTCAAAATACTCATCTTTCTTACGTTTAAGAAGGGCATTATAATATTGCATCATCATACTATTTAAACCAGGGGGTGTTCCTTGCAATTCCCTAGAACAATTATTACAAATTCCATTATTTTGTAATTTCTTGTAGTATATGTTGCAGTAATTACACCACCCCATTTATTTAATCTAATTTCTAAATTTGAGTTTATTTTTGGGGGAGGGATAATTGGTAGTTGTAATTTTGTAAGGTAATAAACAGAGCCTTAAAAACACGAATGGTAATATATAATATTTATTTCAACATAGAAATTAGTTCCTTGATACTTTTTTCAGTAACACTGAAATCAACGTTATCATCGTGATTATAATTTATATAAATCATATAACTCTTAGTTTTAGTTTTTGAATCAATTGATATTTCAAAATTAATATAAATTCGGTTGGATACTCTAAAGATTAGCTTTTTAATATAACTAATTTGATGAAGATTTTTAGTAGAATCAAAATTTACTAGAGTCAATTTTGTTTTATTATACGCCACCTGAATAAACTTTTCATCAGCGAGGGGGGAAACATCTAATGATTTTTTCTTCATAACTTTAACCTCATCATTTGTAAAACATTGACACACTAGATTCTTTAATACATACTCCTTGTATTCTCTTTGAAAATATTTGAAACCTTTATGAGTTGCATTAATTTTGTTTAAAACTTCATAAAATTGTTTTTCAGATAATCCAATTCCAAATTGCTTATCGTCGTTTTCAGAATTCAATACATTTTCATCTTGATAAACAAATAATTCATAATAATTTGCACCAGGTACTAGATTCATTGTTGTGTAATTACTTACAATCTTTATAATGTTATATCAAATTTTATTTAAATCATTTTGGAAAAATTGATTTTGTATAAATACTTAAATCGATTTAGTGTGTATTAATTTAAATAATGAGAAGAGACAAGGCAATTAAATATTTCAAATTAGCTCAACATCAAGCTGATTTATTTTCTAAGGACCCTTCTACAAAAGTTGGTGCCATTATTCTTGCACCTGAAAGTCTTCAGATATTGAGTCTAGGTTTTAATGGGATGCCTAGAAAAATCGATGAAAGTATTTCTGAAAGATGGGAAAGACCTATTAAATATAAATTTGTAGAGCACGCGGAGAGAAATGCGATTTATAATGCCTGTAGACATGGTACACCATTGGAAGGATCAATCGCAGTAATAACAATGTATCCTTGTTGTGATTGTACGAGGGCGTTAATTCAATCAGGAATAAAACTAATTGTTTCAAAAATCCCAGATTATGAACATCATAGATGGGGAGAAGATTTCAAAATTTCATATGAAATGTTTGAAGAAGCTGGTGTTGATCAAATGTTTTTAGAAAATAATGAAATTAAAAATTGAATATTATTTAAAAACTAATCTCATAAAGATTGTTAATAATGGTTGAACATCGAGAAAAAATTGTCAACCTAATTGAAAAAAAAGTCAATCTTGAAGAAAACTGGGCCAAGGACTTTGAAATTGGAATTTATAATTGGTGTATTAAATATGCTGATACCCATAAAATTGTCAAAAATTGGGAAAACCAAAAATTTATAAATCTATATATTGAAAAAGCTAGATCATCCATATCCAATATTGATAAGGATTCTTATATACAGAATGAACGTCTATTAAAACGTTTATTGGAAAAAGAATTTTTGCCACATGATATCCCATTTATGAAAGCACAAAATGTTTTCCCTGAAAGATGGAGTGCTACTTTAGATGCTTATCTTAAAAAATATGAAACTGCTTATGAAAATAAGATTGTGGCCATGACAGATTTATACAGATGTGGAAAATGTGGTAAAAGGGAAACAACATATTATGAGATCCAATCGAGAAGCGCGGATGAAAGTGCTACGATTCATATTCGGTGTATTAATTGTGGTAATGGGTGGAAAATTGGATAACAAGGGTATACCCTGATTATATTTTATAAATTATTTAAATATCCAAATAATATTCAAATTTTTATAAGTTGATATTCTTAAAAAAAGATATCATTATCAAAAAAGATGGAAAAAAAATATTTTTTTTTAGTGGGCATAATATTAATAAGTGCATTTATCCTATATTATTTCTACAATAAAAGCAGTAATGTTGTCCAGGTTAATAAAATTAAAACTCCAATTTATATAGAAGATCACTTTGAAAATATAGAAATTAAAAATTTTATCCCATCAGATTCATTTAAGGGGTCTAAATCTGGGTATGTGTTTAAGATGGATGATGAGGGATTAGGATATTATGTTGATAAATATAATGTATAGGTTTTTATTTCCATTACCCCCTATGCATAGCCCGCATACCGATTTCAAGAAGCTCTCGATATTGTCTTTCTGCATTATCTAAAGGCTGAGGTTGGGGGGGTCAATATCTAATGGAACCTGAATTTGGGCTTCTTCTTGATTATTAATAATATTTAATAAACCATCTAGCCTTTGAGCTGTTTCTAGAGCCTGTTCAGCAATTGCAGATCTAAGATTTTCAGGTTGTGCTTGTCTATTCATACTTCGTGTGACACGTCGGACATTAGCATTATCCAAAATATTAACAACTTGATTTTCAATATTTGAGGGTCCGGCTTCACTATTACTAATAATGGCCATTTTTTGTTTTCTTTGAGCAGCCGATTCTTTACGTTTGGCTGCAGCTTCTTTCTTTCTGGCATCTTCAATTTCTTTCAATCTTTTATTTTCTTCATCAATTACCTTTTTGCGAGGTAAATACCATTCATCATATATGTTGAAAAAAATAATTCCCGTTCCCGGAAGGGAATTTGGTTTAAAATTTAAAATCTCGCGATGGACCCCTGCATTACTATATTTAATTCGTGGAAGCAAATTTAATGCCGGAATAAGAGATTTGAATTTTGATGATAATGAATCCCAATTAGAAATAATACTCTTTTCTTCATTTTCACCCCTCAAAAGTGGGAAAATATATGCTTTTTCAAATAGTATATCCGATTGTTTTTGTATTAATAGAGGCTTTGTCAAATTATCAAATTCCTTATTTAATAATATATTTATGTGCATTAAACTAGATAATAAAGTCCGGCCATTACATAATTTATCAACCACAAGAGCATATACTAAAGCATCTTTTTGTTCTACTGTTGATGAGGGGGATGGAGAAACTTTATTAAAATAAGATTTGAATTTAGTTAGATTTTTATATTCAGCTCCTAAATATTGACTTGTCTCATCAACAATTCTTTCTATCATTTGTTCAGTTCTAACAATAGAGTACATTTCTAATAATTCACTCAATGTATCATAAGGTCTTGAAGTGATTGCAATTGCAGATACAAAATAAATTGGATTTATTTTAATAGTTTCATCATTTAATATAGGGGCATCATCTTTAATATATGATTCAATATATAAACGCATGTCCTTTTTCCCATCCAGAGTAAAAATATTGTCTATAGCAAGTATTAATAAATTATAAAAATCCCTCCCTTTAACATAAGTGATTTTTTTAACATTTTCTTTAATACCTTTTGAATTTTCTAAATTTGCAAAAGTATGTTCACATTCATTCACAATTGTTTCAAATGGTTTTAATGTTTTTATATTTACACTCTGTGCATAGACAATCGCAGCTTTAAAAACAGAATCTGTTAAACATTTATCAAATGAATTGTTTGCTTCAACAAGAGGTTTTACATCCGCAAAATTATTTTCATAAGAAAAATCATTCATTCTTGCGACATTATATGCTAATTCCTTTTTGAAGTTGGTAGTAATAATTTCATTAATTATTTCGGGTATTATAGTTATCGCAATAGGATATTGATAATATTGCATTGCATTATCTAATGAAATTATATTGTCTTCACCAAATTTTGTAAATAAATATCTTTCTAACATTTCTCGTATATATGGATCATTATTAATTACATTTTCAATTTCGATTGGTGTAGCCATATTTATATATGTTGAGAAAAAAACATATTTATCAGATCGTTTCTAAAATTATTCAAAGCTGAATCTTAGGGATCCACTTATTAAATTTATCAGAAAATTCAAACTCCAATTCCACTTTATCAACAACATTTTTCTTAGCAAATATTTCTCTCATATATTTACTTACCTTAATACCTGGAATACATGCAGTATCAATCATTACACCTTTGGAATCAAACATTTCATATACATCTGGTGCACTTGTTTTTCTAACTTGAAACATTGATCTTTTATCATCATTTGTTAACTGATTATTTTGGGGTTTAATATTATTCCTAGGAATGTTCTCAACAATCGCTGTTTTATCATCAGTTAATAACAAGAAATTTCCAATATGTTTGAATTTTTCTCTTTCGACTTTCTTAACAACAGAATCATCGAAATTAACTAGAATGTCTTTAAATCTTAAAAATAGTGGCTTAAAATAAATCCCCCGACAACTATATTGTAAGGTAGGAATATATTCAACAATCATTTTTTCTAATTCATCATATTTAAAATATTTTTTTACTTGAATACGACTAACATCCATCAAATCTGGCATAAATTCTGTAGACAACATATTATATAACATATTCAATCTTTTCACTAAATTTAGTTCCTTTAGATAAGAGCCATTATAAACAATTAAATCATGTACCATAAAAACCCATTTCTCGCCATTTTTTTTAATCATTTCCCCGTCTAAAATTGTATCATTAAAAAGTCCATCGTCAAAATGATAATTAGCAATGATCATTCTTGGAAAAAAGTAACCTTGTTGAATTTTTTTGTCAATAAATATACAGTAATTAACAAAGTTTATTTTTGTTAAATACAAAAAGTATGGATTACCATTACTTCTTACGCATACCAAATGTGGATTATTATTAATGTTTGAAATCATTCTTTGGTCAAATTTATCAAAATGTTTTGTGATAATTTTCAAATTATATTTCGAATCAAGATGATCTAGTAACTGTTTTTTTGTATCATCTGATTTAATATTGAATGCTGTCTTATCACAAAAACTAATTTCACCAATGTGTACCATTTGGGAGTTATTATAGTTAAATAATTTAATTCTTAAATAATTTCAATTTTTTAATACGTTTATTAAATTTAAAAATGAGTGAATTTAATAACAACAAATGTATGTATACGACACAAGGAGATTTTGTATGTAATTCTAAAATTGATTCGAAATCATCTTTTAAACGCCATGATAAATCAAATTTTGTTAGTTTACCAGTTTATCCTACAAATAGTGATTTAATAGGTATTAATACAATACCTCGTCCGATTGATCCAGAAGAAGTTATTCCAAAAGTTGCTGATTTTAAATTTATGTAATTAATTTTTTAAATCTAAACATTTTTTAAGATTTTGATTTTCAAATAGAAAAGTTTCAAAATGGGTTTACCCCCCCCCCCTCTCAAAAACACGTAGGAAAAGGATACACTTTTTGGTAGTTTCAAGCATTTAAAAAAAAATTATGACCTGTTATGGTCTGTAAAATAACAATTTCATAAGATTATGAAATAGATCTATTTCACCTTTTTCATATTTTAAAATTTATGAAAAGGATCTAAATAGATCTATTTCATATGAAAAGGATATAAAAGATCTTTTTCATATATTAATATAATGTATGTTTGTAAGAGGTGTAATTATAATTCAAATTATAAAAGATGTCTTTTACAGCATTTAAATTCCAAAAATCCTTGTGAAGTTATAAATGAATCTATTGATAGAGAGAGATTAATTAATGAAATATCAATTAAGAAATACAAAGAAAATACTTTTGATTGTGAATATTGCGAAAAGAAATTTAATAATAGTTCAAACATGTATAGACATAAAAAAATATGCAAAAAAAATCCAATTAAAGTTAATCAATCGATAGAGATTATAGATTTAAAAAAGGAAATAGATAATCTTAAAAGTTTGATTATTAATAATACAACAAATAATACAACAAATAATCAGCAAATCAATAATATTAATGTTTCTTTACCTAATAATGTAAAATTAAGAGATTTTGGGAAAGAAAATATGGCAGCTTTACCAGATAGTTTGATCAGTTCACTCTTTATGGATCTTCGGTTCCGAGAGATCTTAGCAAACCTGCATTGTGATCCGAATTATCCGGAAAACCAGAACGTTCGAATCAAAAGTGCGAAGCGTAACACCATGGAAATTTACAGGAATAATAAATGGGATATAATGACGTTCGCGAAGGGATTAACCGAGTTACTTTTACAAGGCCACAAGATTTTCAAGACATATTATGAGAAAGACAAGGATCGTATTTTAGAAGATGATATGTCAGAGCAGGAAATCAAAGATGTTCTAAGTCAATTAGATCAAATAGAAAAATTAAACAAGGAAGAATTGAGACCTTTATTAATAGAATTACAGATGATGTTGGAGGAGTATCGAGAGAATGGTCATGCAATTGTTATAGCCTAACTCATGCAATAGTAATCTCATGAAATGCTTGATCATGTGATTGTTTTAATATTATGTGGCTTTCCAAAAATGTTCGCAATGACAACAGAAATATAGATATTTCATATTAACAAAGTCATATTTAATATAAATAACTTCATTATCTTGATCATCTTTTTTATTGCATTTAGAGCTAATACATTTAATATTATTTACTCTAGGTAATGTTGGATCATATTTGATGTTTTTATTGAGATATTGATTGTATTTTGTTACATCATCGATTTTATTATCGTCAATCACACAAATACTGCCTTCTTCTTTTGAGACTTCGACTTTATTTTCACAATTTTTACAGTAATAGAGCATATTTTTATTTTCGGGATTAACACTAATGTACATCATATTTTCACAATAGTCACAGAACTTCATTGTGTTATTTTACAGTTATTATATATTTTAATATATTGTTTTTAAATCAATTTTTAAATTAATTTTAAAATAGAAAGAATAAAATGATATTAATCGTCAGAGTCTTCTTCATATTTTAAAACTTGAGTACGTTTTATATCTTGAAAATATGTATGTAAGAAAGCTTTTGTTTTTTCTTTTCCATGTGAATCTTGATATTCACATAAGGCTTCAGTTAAATATTTTTCTGATTCTAGTTTTTTACAAATGCAAGTGATTAATTTTGGTACTGAATGAATACACAATTCGTTGATAAATTTTTCATTTAAATCATCAATAATATTTTTAATTGTTGTTTCACGTTCTTGAAATGGGGTATGAATCCATATATATGGTTTCGAGAATCTACTCGAAGCTGCTGAGTGTCTATCATTATATTTATCAATGTCTAAAGATAAGATTTTATTATCCCATTTGTCTTTAATATATTTAAGAATGAAGCATAAAAGATCTTTCCCAGTATTATCATAAAAAGCTTGAATAAATTTAGGGCTTGTAAATATATGATATTCGAATGAATTTTGACTGATATCGAATTGAAAAGATGGGGATGAATATTTAAACATCATCTAATTAGTTATATTATTTTATTTTAATTGATTTTTAAATCAATTTTTTATACATCTAATTCCTAGGTAACAACTAGAACAGGATTCAATCCCGTAGAAATGCAACAAGTAATGAAGCGTGAATTGGATTTAACATTTTTAAATTAATTAAATACATATTTAAATATCACAAGTATTTAAAATGGCAGCTAAAGATAAAAAGGTAAAAAGGGGAGGATATTCTTATGAAGTTGGTGACTGGTTTGAAGTTAATAAAAATATATATAGAATTATTGCAAAGAATGGCAATACATATTTATTTAAAAGAGATGTTGATAATGAACTAAGATCAATTTATACAGTAAACAGGAAAAATATTGATATATTAATAAGTGTATCTTTTGGTTTTCCTATAAATTTGGATGTAATTAAAATGAAGTTTGAAGGGTTATATAAATGAAATTAATTAATGTGTTCGTTTGAAGAATTTTATTTTGAAAGTGTAGATTAACAATGTCTACACAGAGAAAAATAAATGTTTTTTTCGTACATGCGCAATGGTTGAAGGATCGTGATCGTGTGATAGGTGAATTTCAAAAATTAATAACAAAATATACATTTAAGGATATTAAGACAATTAAAGTCCGTGTTATAACAGATTGTGATCCTGGTGATATAAATTCAGAATTAATAAGTAAAACTGTAAATTATGACCAAATTAAGGATGAAGAGATTCCTGAAGGGGAATCTGTACCAGAGAATAGATTGTCATTTTATAATGGTTTAATGAGAAATTTACATGTATTCCAGTTATCAAATTCATTAAAACATTATAAGGCTTTGGAAGAGATAACAAAAAATAGTGGAGAGAATGATATTAACATTGTTTTAGAGGATGATATTTTATATGAGGATAAAGTGTGTATGTTATTAGAGAGGGTTATTTCAGATTTACAATCAGATTATGGTCTAATATTTTTGGGTTTACCAAGTAATATTGATGCAAGTAAAAGGCAGGGTCTTAAATTTCAAAATACAGGCGAAGTATTTAGAGTTTTACCTTATTGTGATTCGTATATAGTTTCAACTGCAACTGCAAGGGTATTATATAACAATTATCTTCCAATTAAATATATTAATAATGTTCAACTTTCGTATGTATTAGAGAAAGTAAAAATCCAAGGGAGGTTGTCTTTGCCAAATGTATTTATGGATGGAAGTAAATATGGTTTATTCTTGAGTGTTTTGAGTCCTAACAACATATTATTATTTAATAATGATTATATGAAAGCAAAGATATTAATTGAAAAGCCGATAGAGACATTATCAACAAATGATAAAAAAGATTTAGAAAAAATATTTAAAGAGTCTATAATTGCTGCAAATCCTGATTTAATGCATTTAAATGCATTATATAAAATAAAGAGTAGTAAATTTAAAGAAGCAGAAGAGACATTTGAAAATGCTTTAAAAGTTTATCAGGCTTACAATTGTATTTTAAATCATGAATCTCAATTTCTAAGAGATTATATTAAAAATTATAAAAATCTCCAAATATTATAGTTTATTTTTTAGTTGGTTTACGGCCAACAGGTTTTTTCACTTTTTTCTCTTCGATGGTAATATCTGAATCATCGATAATATTTGTGTTATATGCTTGTTCTAATTGCGCAAATACATTGTTATCATTATTAAATTCTGTAAAGTTTACATTATTAGTTGATGAATTGATAGGAGTTGATTTAACTTCAACCATATTTTTAAGGGCAATATCTACATATTCTTTTACAATAATTCTGATTCTATCTTCTGATATGGAAGAAGATGTTTGAGAAGATTGGTTTTTTTCTCCTTCAGAAGATAAAATATGACTTTGTAATTTATTTTGGATTGTTTCGATATCTTTGATTTTTTGTTCAATAATTTTTAATTTATTATTTATTTCAGAGGCATGTTTATTTAAGAAGCCTAAACTTTGACTATGATTATTAATAGCATGTGAAAAAGATAGAAGAGAGTTATTCATTTTTAAAATAACAATGAGACTAGAAATTTGAAAAAAAATCGCGGAATGAAAAAATTGATTTTTATATAAAAGATATTTATATATAAAGTATAAGAGATGATTATTCCAGTTAGATGCGTAACATGTGGAAAAGTTTTAGCAGACAAATGGGAATATTATAAAAAGAAATGTGAGGAATTAGAAAAGAAATCGGCAGATAAAACAAATAACCCTGATTCAAAATATTTCAAAGAGCCTTACAGAAAGGATATTCTAGATGAATTAGAATTGGATAGATATTGTTGTCGGAGACATATGTTAGGACATGTGGATATTATTGATAATTTGTAGAATATTTATTTGTTTTTATAATTAAAATATGATAACAGCTATTTTATCAGGAATTTCGATAGCATCAATTATAATAGTAACAACTGTATTAATGATTAAGCAAAATGAACTAAGCGATGATTATAATAACAAGATTAAGAGAGTTGTATCTCAAGTAAATGAAGTAAATGCATCTGGTTATAATGTCATTCAAAATCAAGAGGACGAAGTAACAAAAAATTTTGCTGCTGTAAATAAAAATATTGCAGATGTTAGAGCAAAATATGTGACAAGTGAAAAACTAAATCATAATCTTTCTACAACTTCTGCAAATATTGGTTCAGATTATGAGATTAAGAAGGATTCTAAAACAAATAATTTAAGTATTACATTACCAAAGGATAAAAATTCTGGTTTCCAAATTGTAAATGGTGAACAAACTAAATTTGCTGTTGATGGAAAAACTGGTCAAGTTGCAATGTATGGAGATATAAGTACACTTGGTAATACAAAAGCTGATGGTGGTATTGACATATCAAAAAAATGGAGACTAGGAGATACTAATGGTGATGATTGGTTACGTCTAAAAGCTGCTGGTAAAAATGGTCAAGGTGATTATTATGGTGGTTTAGCTGCTGGGAAACTATGGGTTGGAAATGATGCACATCTTCAAGGGCATACAAATGTTAATGGCACATTAAGAACTAATGGTAATATTAGTACTCCTAATGGTCATACAATTCATAGTGATGGAAGACAACATATTAGTGGTGGTGAAATATTATATTTATTACCTAAAAAGGGAGTTCAAATAGGTAAAGAGTGGGGAGGTACAGGAGATTTAAATGTTCAAGGAAATCTTTCAACAGGAGGGAATACTAATGTTAATGGTAAATTTACTGTATCTCGTGGAGATGGTAATTGGAATTGGGCAAATATAAAAGGTAACCACAATGATAATTTATATGTTGGAAGTGATGGTACAAATAGAGGTATATGGGCGGATGGAAATAGGAATTTTTCTATTTACAATCAAGGACAAACAGGTTTAACTGTAGATCCAGCAGGTAATGCATATGCTGCGGCAAATCAAATTAAATTTTCAACAAATTGGACAGGTTATCCAGACAAATCAAAGAATTCAGAAATTGCAAATGATACAAATGCTTTTAAGGAGCTTATGGTTGTTGGTAATAAATCGGCTGGCGGTGAAAGACGTGTTGGTGTATGGGATACATTGAATGTTCATGGTACTTTGAATACGGATGGTGCTTTAAATGCCAATGGTCGATTAAGAGCTAATGGTACTATTAGTACTCCTCATGGTCATACAATTCATAGTGATGGAAGGCAACATATTAGTGGTGGTGAAATATTATATTTATTACCTAAAACTGGAGTTCAAATAGGTAAAGAGTGGGGAGGTACAGGAAATTTAAATGTTCAAGGAAATTTATCCACCCAGGGAAGTACTCAACTTAATGGGCCATTAATTGTTAATAATGGTCAAAGTGATGGTTCTAAAGGAGGTATTAATCTTTGGCGTGATGGTGATTCACGTTTTGGTATGTGGATGAGTGATACTGCAGCACATGGTGGTAAAAGTTTAACAGGAGGCCCTGTTGCTGATGGTGGAATATCACGTCATTCTGTTCGTTTTAGTACAGGAAATTGGGATGGTCATGGTTTTGTATTCCAAAATAGTGATGGAAAACCTTTGATGTCTATTAAGGGGAATGATGGCCGAACAAATGTATATGGTCAATTAAGTGTAAATCCGGACGGTAGTGATACCGGTGTAAATAATGGTCTTAATTTATGGCACCCAGGTGATAGACGTTTTGGAATGTTTATGAGTACTCCAGGAAAAGGTAAAGGTCTTGGTGGCGGTGATGTACCTGATGGTGGAATATCACATCATTCTGTTCGTTTTAGCACAGGAAATTGGGGTGGGCATGGTTTTGTATTCCAAAATAGTGATGGTCGACCTTTGGTGTCTATAAAAGGTGATGATGGTCGTACAAATGTGTATGGTGATTTAAATACTAATGGATGGGTTAATATACCAAATATTAATACAGGAATAAATTTTAGAAATAATTCTTCGCGAATATGGGAAAATGGACATCTTCAGATTCAAACGGATGATGTTATGAATATGTCAGCACCAGTGGCATTAAATATTAATACCCCAGAAGTCAATGTTTCTGGGGCTGTAAATGTTGCAAACAAATGGCGATTAGGTAATACAGGAGATGATTGGTTGCGTATGAATGCCCCTGGAAAAGGAAACACGAACAGTTATTATGGTGGATTAGCAGCTGGAAAATTATGGACCGCTCAAGGTGGGCTTGCTGGTTCTGATATTCGTATGAAAGACAATGTAGTAAATATTGATAAAGCGACATCTGATAATTTATTAAAATTAAATCCAATGGCATATACATATAAGGATGATGAATCAAAACGTCAACGTTTTGGTTTTATTGCTCAAGATGTGGAGAAGGTTTACCCAGACATGGTTAGAGATGGTGCGAATGGTATGAAGAGTTTAAATTATGACGATATTATTCCTTTGACTGTTGCTAATATTAAGGATATTAGGAAAAATATTCCAAATTCTCAAACTTTATGCATCGATGATGTTTGTTTAAATAAAAACGACTTGATTAACTTAAAGAAAATGTCACGTTAAAAAAATTTGAAAAAAGCATTTAAAAGTAACGTTAATAATACTTATTAAGTCATTTTTGAGAAAAAATGGAAGTTCTTAACAATTGCGGTAAAGAAGTTTTCCAGATCTCCGCTTTAGATCAAGTCAAACGATTCCTTTCACTTGGTAGTGAAAATGGAACATATTATGTATCAAGTCGAGAATTGACTGTATTAAATATTTCGAGTATAGAGAATGTATTAGCATCAAATGACCGTTATATGTTGATTGATCTAATTAAATCATATATTGGCAAATGTAAAAAACAAGAACCATTGGTGTATTTACTAGCGAGATGTTGTACATATGATTCTCAAAATAAGGCTATGATTGAATTTAGAAAAAGTGCTTATGAACTTTTGGATAAAGTTTGCACTATTCCTACGAATTTATTTCTATTCCTAAAATATTCAAAATTGCTATATAATAAACACAAGGGTTCGAATGGTTGGAACAATTTACATAAAAGGGCTGTTTGTAATTGGTATAATTCCAAGGATGATATGAATCTACTTTATCAAATGACAAAGTATAAGGATAGACACGATTATACTCATCGAGATGTAATGAGACTATCACATATTGTTGCTTCTTCAGTAAATAAAAATTTAATTTACAAATATTTTGTGAAAGGTTTTGAATCAGTATTTGATATGGAAAGTCTAGTAAACCCACAAGAATGTGGTGATTTAATTGGTTTCATTAAAGATTATGAAATTATTAAATCCTCAACAGATGAGGACCTAGTAGTTGAGTTAATTAATAAAAGAAATTTCGCAAGGGAGCATATTAATACAAATTTACTTAATAGCAAGTTTGTTTGGGAGGCTTTGATTCAAAAGATGCCAGCAATTGCCTTGCTTAGAAATTTAAATAAGTTATCTATTTGTGGTTTGCTTGATAGTTTTGAGAATGAACAAACTGTAATTGGAAAAATCAAATCAATTAAAATGGTTCATCCAATGCATTTATTGATTGCTCTAAAGATGTATAGTTCGGGTGTTGGTATGAAGGGTAGTAATACATGGATTCCTAATCAAGCTGTCATCAATTCATTAAATGATAAATTTTATGAATTGTTCAAAGATGTTATCCCTTCAAATAAGAGAGTTTGTATTGCAATGGATGTTTCTGGATCTATGCATTGTACGAATGCAATGGGTACTGAATGTATGAATGTTGCAGAAATTAGTTGCGCGATTGCAATGATTATGAAACATTGTGATCCATCAACTGAAATAATGGGATTTTCTCGAACATTTATACCCTTGGCAATTTCACCAGGTAGGCGTTTGGATGATAATATGACTATTATTAGAGATCTCCCATTTGCATCGACAGATATTTCTTTACCTTTCACATGGGCTATGAATTCGCAAAAAGAATTTGATGCATTTGTTGTGTTGACTGATTCTGAAACAAACTGTAATAAAATTAAACCAGTTGATGCATTGAGACAATATAGGTCTACAATGAAGATTCCACATTGTAAATTGGTTGTAATTGCTATGGCCGCCAATAATGTATCAATTGCAGATCCTAATGACAGAAATATGTTGGATATTTCTGGATTTGATGGATCTGTACCTGATGTAATTAATGATTTTATTGCAGATGTTTAAAAGAATCAGAGGATATAGTTTTATTTATTATTGTTGGCCCGGGTTTCGAACCCGGTTCGGGAATTTTATTTTAAAATTTTAATGTATATATTTAAATGTTAAATATGATTACTGCTCCGAATATCAAGGGTTATTAAAAAGATTTTAAAACCACCCTTGATAAACACTTGAGCAGTAAAACCGATTCCTTGATCATAACTTGATTTAAATTTAATTATTGATTTAGATCCGACGATCAAGGGTTATAAATAATGTAAATATGGCAGCAAGTTCATCTGGACTTTATCTGGGTGCTGGTATGAAGGACCGATTTGAATTGCTGTTTCTGAAATGTAAACTTACTGCTCCGAATATCAAGGGTTATTAAAAAGATTTTAAACCATCCTTGATAAACACTTGAGCAGTAAACCGATCCCTTGATCATAACTTGATTTAAATTTAATTTAGATCCGACGTTCAAGGGTTATAAATATGTAAACTAATCCATTGATTAAAATTCATCAATAATTCGAAATATGAGGTATTGATTTAATTGATAGATAGTTGAATAAAGTAAATTTGTTAAATGTGTAATACCATTGTTTATAAAGGACGCTCTGATCCAAGGAACAGGTTGTTATAAAGTAGTACAAACACTAAACAAATTTATATATTATTAATTTCAAAATAATGACAATTTCCATATGGATGTTTATGGTTCAATCCAAATCATTTTTCTATAATGGATATGGTCTTATAGGAATGAAACATTAATTAATGGAAAATCCCCATTTATTTTGAATTTTAATAACATGTTTTGAATTGAAAATAGGATAATGGACATTCTCCATACGAGAAAAGGTCATTATAATTTTCAAAATTCAAGATGAGCATATTCCTTTTTAACTTTTGAAAAGAAACCTCTCTTCCGTGAAAAAGGGTTATTTCAAAATAATTATAAATTTTGTATATTTAAATATAAATCATGTTGGAGTACAGTGATTATAAATCATTAGTTAATACATTAGAGCAATCAAATCATGAGAATACATATCAAGATATGATGAAAAAGGAGGATAAAACATTAGATACAATGAATCGAGTAATAAAATATTATAAGGATGAAGATGCAAAGGAAAAAGAGTTTATTAATTATACTGTTTCACAAGTAGTTTATAAATTTTTTAATGTATGGATTGATATGTTTAATGAAATTCTTAATAGTGGAGGAAAAAATATAATTGACACCTTAACAAAGGATGATAGGTTAATATATATAGGCGTAATGTTAATTATAATTAGTATAATATTATATTATGTTGAAATATCAAGATCATGAAATTAATCTCTGATAAAAAAAAACTAAATATTAAATAGCAAGTATAGGATGAATATTTATGAAGAAATTAAAAAGAATATGTTCGTAGTTTTTTTAATTGGTTTTTTAGTATATTACAATATATTTATTAATAGGGATGCAAAAGGAGTTTTCTTTATAATAGTAACATTAATAGTAATTTATATGTATTATCAACAAAAACGAACATATGATGAACAAAAAAATAATAATTTAAATAAGCATATAAATGATTTAGAAAAAACATTAAATCATGATAATGAAATTCCAGAAAATAAAATATATTTCGTTCACAAAACACCTAGAAATATTAAGCATATTAAAAAGAGTGAAGATATACAACAAATAATTTATGATTTAAAGTTTTTAAAAATATATGATGCTGCCCTTTATGAAAAAATTGTATCCCATATAGAATATTTTTTGAGGCTTCATTACAAAGTTATGTTAGGTAAATATGATTATGAAACAAATTTTTCAGTTTTAAAAGACATAAGAAATGAAATTTTAAATTCAATGAAAACGATATATTTTAATATTCCAACTATATCTATAACTATTGATATAAAAAATTTGGATAAATATATTGAACAAAGAATTATTAAAATGCAATCAATTACAGGGAAATATCTCAAAATAGTATACAATAAATATGGTAAAAACCATTTAACTTTAGAAGCACCATTTGAATATGATAATTTAAAAGAAAAACATTATAATATTTTTTAATTGCGTTTATGAGGTTAACAAATAAATATCCTATATGCCAATAAGAGAATGAAGGTAAATTTAAATAATTATATATTGGATAGTCAGAATTATTTAGTAAATTTATATGATAATAATCATATAAATCATTGTGAATATGATAAATATGTTAATATAGAAGGAAGCAATTGGAATCATATTCATGCAGATTTAATTAGGATGTGTGATGATAATAATATTGACATATATCCTTATTTGTATACATTAGATAGAATATCTGTTAGGGAAAAAGATGCTTTTAATAAATTTTATAATATTTATATGAAAAAAAATGAAATGATTGAAAAAGATAGTAATGTAAGTGCCATTGAAATTGCGAAAAAGTCTCTTGAAAATTTGTTAACATTTATCATAACAATCCAATATTTTTTTTTATGATTCTTGAAAAATTAAAATCTTCGAATATATCATAATAAACATGAAACAAACAGGTGGGTCGGTTGCTTCTGATGCGGTTACAACTCTCGTAACTCCGGATACTTATGCTAAGTTAAATTCAACATTTACAAACAGTTATTCTAACGGTGATGGGCAATGTGGTGGAGGATTAAATAAATGCCCTACTTGTGGGGGTGCTTACAAAAAAACAAAAAAAGTAATGCATAAACATAAAAAGCCAGTTAAAAAGACAGGTGGTAATGCAGTACCTGATTTTTTACAAAAAGTAGTTGCAAATGCTTCTGCTGCTTTAGCGCCAAAAGCAAATTTTGTAAATTCTGGAGTTTTTCATTCACAACCAGCACCCGCATTAAATTCTGTTCTACCAAGAAATGTAGGTGTACAACATCATTCAAATTCTAAATCACAATTTACCAATTCATCAATGAATACACCTAAGATGATGAATGCACCTAAGATGGAATTTACCAATTCAGCAATGAATGCACCTAAGATGATGAATACACCCAAGATGATGAATGCACCTAAGATGGAATTTACCAATTCAGCAATGAATACACCCAAGATGATGAATGCATCAAAGATGATGAATGCAATGAAGAGTGAATTTGCTGCAATTGATCCTCTTAAACCAGCAGTTGTTAAAGTAGGTGGAAAAAAAAAAGTCCCCCTCCCAAAAAAAAAGTCCCCCTCCCAAAAAAAATGCCCAAAGTAGGTGGTAATATTATAACTTTGCCCCAATTAATGGCACAGAATTCGGCCAATACTTATGTTTTAAGAAACAAAAAAGGAGGGGCTTCAGAAAGTGTTGGATTAGATTATAGTGCAATTAAATATCAAGGTAATAATAATGGACCTTCTATTGAGAGGGGATTATCTTTACAAGATATACCTAATCGATTATTAGCATCAGAACAAGTTTCAGCATTTCCTTTAATACAAAAGTTTACTGCGTATGGAACTCCGAGTGATGTGAAATTACCCTTTTCATATCATGGAGATAAAACCACAATTACAGGTGGTTCGTATCAAAAACATAAAAGGAGTAAAAAAACTTGTTAAGAAAATATAGTATTATATAAATATGGAATTTTTTAAAGATACTTGGTGTATTCTTGATGAATACTTTAAATCTAATTATTTTTTAACGAAGCATCATTTAGATTCTTATAATGATTTTATATTAAATAAACTACCAAACACGATTCGTGTTTTAAATCCTTTTATTGTTCTTAAAAATCAGGATAATGGAACAACAAGTCATGAAATTAATGTCTATATTGGGGGTGAAAAAGGTAATGAAATATTTATCGATAAACCCGTAATTATTGAAAATGGCGAACAAAGATTAATGTATCCAAATGAAGCACGTCTTAAAGATTTAACATATAAGTCAGATTTATATGCAAATATTACAGTAAAATATATTACTAAGAAAAAAGAAGGTGAAACAATTGAAGAGAATCTCTTTAAAAATGTGAAAATTGGTTCTATTCCTATAATGTTACATAGTTGTTTATGTGTTTTAAATAATCAACCAGCAGCATTATTACATGAAATGGGTGAATGTATATATGATCAAGGTGGTTATTTTATTATTGATGGAAAAGAAAAAGTTATTGTTGCCCAAGAAAGAATCGTAACAAATAGAATTTTTATTAATAATAGTAAGGATCCAAAATTTAGTTATGAAGGCCTTATACGATGCACATCTGAAGAAAACCCCCTTTTTCCAAAAACAATAAATATATATGTTTTTGCTGATAAAGCAATAAAGAAGGAAAAAGAGGATGAAGAGGATGAATCCTCTCAAGAAAATGATGAAAAAAAGGAAACTAAAGTGAAAAAGAATGATGATGGTGAAGTAGTTGAAATTAATAAATACCCAAATGCAATTATAATTTCATCACCAAATATTACAACAGATATACCATTATTTGTATTATTTAGAGCAATGGGTGTAGAAAGTGACAAAGAGATATTAAAATATATAATTGAGGATGATCCTGAAAATCCAGATAATAAAGCAATGGTTGATTTTTTGAGATATAGTATACTTCACGCATCAAGTATTCAATCTCAAGAAGAGGCATTAAAATATTTAACTAATTTTGTTGAATATAAGAACGTTGATAAACTAAAGCATGTAATTATCAATGATTTATTTCCTAATGTTGGTAATGAATTCAAAAATAAAGCCTTGTTTCTTGGCCATATTATTAAAAAATTAATCAAAGTTTGTTTGGGTATAACAAAAGAGTCAGATCGCGATAGTTATATATTTAAAAGGGTTGATATTTCTGGTTTCTTAATGGGTAATTTATTTAGAGATTACTATAATCAATTTCGTCAAACGGTAAGAAACAATATAGATAGCCAATATTTATATGGTCCATGGAAACAATTAGAAAGTATTAAATTTTTAATTAATAAAGGAAATCTAGATACTTTCTTTAAATCAGATATTGTTGATAATGGAATGAAGAAGTCACTTAAAGGAAGTTGGGGAGTTAATATGGTTGAAGAACAACAAGACCTTGATGATATTAAACAAGGATTAGTTCAAGATTTAAGTAGAATTTCTTATATGGGTTTTATGTCTCATTTAAGGAGAGTAAATACTCCAATGGATCCTACATCCAAAATAGTTGCACCACATAGATTACATCCTTCTCAATGGGGTATAATGTGTCCTTGTGAATCTCCAGATGGAGCCAGTATTGGTTTGCTTAAAAATATGGCAATTATGTGTAATATAACATTTGATAGTGCAGCTTCGAATGTTATGGAGTGCCTTAAAGAGAATGATATGTTATCATTATTGGATATTGATATTAGATCTGTTAAGAATTCAACAAAAATTTTAATTAATAGTAATTGGGTTGGAGTACATAATGAACCTGAAAAATTATTCAAACTGCTTAAATTATTAAAACGAAATGCACTTATTAGTATTTACACCTCTATATCCTGGGATATTATTCAAAATGAAATTAATATATTAACAGAAGCGGGAAGATGTTGTAGGCCGGTTTATGTAATTCATAATAAGAAACTACTTATTGAGAAATATATTGAAAAAATTAAAAATAGTGAAATGAAATGGAATAAAATGATTACTGGCTTTACATTACCAGGTGAAGTCGATGTTTTTACAAGTAAATATATATCTCCTAAAACAGTTTTATCGTCTAAAATAATTAAAGGTAAAAGTGTAAAATTAGAAAATGAAGACATTATTAAAATGCTTGAAGAAAATCAAGCACCTATCGAGTTTATTGATGTTGAAGAATCAAATACAAGCTATATCGCCATGGACGATACATATTTAACTAAAAGCAAATATTATACTCATTGTGAGATTCATCCATCAACTATATTCGGTATTTTAACACATCAAATACCTTTATGTAATCACAATCAGGCTCCACGTAACATTTTTTCAGGTGCTCAAGGAAAACAGGCTTTAGGTTGTTATGCAACTAATTATAATAATCGAATTGATACCATGTCTTATATGCTTCATTATCCGCAAAGACCTATTGTAAATACAAGGTTCTGTGAATATTTGAATTTAAATAGAATGCCAAATGGTGAAAATCTAATTGTTGCTATGATGCCTTGGGGGGGCTATAATATGGAAGATGCTATTATTATCAATGAAAGTGCAATTCAAAGGGGCATGTTTAATATCACTTATTACAAAAACATTGTAGACCATGAAGAAGAAAACAAAAACAGTAACGAACTCTTGACATTTAATAACCCCATGACATTAATTGATTCAGGAAAGCCATTAAATGAATTAAAATGGGCAAACTATAAAAAGTTGGATGAGAATGGATTTCCCAAAGTAAATTCTTATATTGGTGAAGGAGATGCAATTCTAGGTCGTACAAAAATTGCTACAGAACTAGTAGAAGATGATAATTTACAAACCAGTATATTTGGGAGCAAAGTTAAAAAGGAAATGTTTTATGATAGAAGTATGATTGCCGATAAAACCGTGTCAGGAACCATTGATAAAGTATACGTTTATAATAATGAACAAAATTTGAAAACAGCCAAGTTAAGATTCCGCAAGATAAGAATGCCTGAACTAGGAGATAAATGCTGTTGCTACGATGATGAAACCGAGATTCTTACATTTAGCGGATGGAAGTTTTTCAAGGATTTAACTAAAGAAGACCGTGTTGCTTCTATGGTTGATGATTCGCTTGTCTATCAAAAACCAACTGAACTTCAACAATATGATTTTGATGGTAAATTATATGATGTTGACAGTAATCAAGTTAAATTACGTGTTACTGATAATCATCGTATGTATACAAGAACTAGAACACTAGATTATAGTGTAAAGGAAGCTAAAGATATTTATGGTAAAGTTGTTCATTATAAGAAAAATGTTAATAATTGGGCACCTGACTATACTGATGTACCTCCCGAATTATTAACGGATAATGGGAAAGTTATAGGATTTATGATCGATGGATATACTGATGAAAATGGAAAAGAATATGAGGATTTAGTTTTAAATATTGACGCGTGGTTAACATTCTTTGGTATATGGATTGCTGAAGGATGTACTTTAAGGGAAGATTACGTTGCGATTGCAGCACATAAACCAAGAGTTAAGAAAGCACTGGAAGAAGTTTGTGAAATATTAGATTTTCAAATAAATAAACATAAAACAAAAAAAGATGAAGAAGAGAGAAATTCATGGATCATTGTAAATAGAACACTAGTAAAATATATATGGCCTCTAAGTGTTGGAGGAAATGATAAATATCTACCAGATTGGGCTTGGTATTTAAACAAAGAACAATGTCGTACATTAATCCACGGTATGTTACTTGGGGACGGTGACTTTGGAACAGTTAAAGAGGGAAGATATTATACAACATCTACTAAATTAGCTGATCAATTTCAACAATTATGTTTACATGCAGGATTTTCTGCAAACAAACAATTAAAGTATGAAAAAGGACATCAAACTGTAAAGAAAGATGGATATGTAATTACAACAAATGCAGATTATTGGGTATTGAGTGTGATCGATAAACAAAATGAACCCATAGTAAATAAATATAAATATAATGGAAATCAAAAATATGATGGTAAACAAAATGATTCATGGGTAGATTATAAAGGTAGGGTATATTGTTGCACGATTCCAAAAGGTGATGGAATTGTATATGTACGTAGAAAGGGATTCGTGGTGTGGTGCGGCCAAAGTAAGCATGCTCAAAAAGGAGTAATTGGTATGGTAATTCCCCAACATAATATGCCTTTCACTAAAGATGGAATTGTTCCAGATCTAATAATTAACCCCCATGGATTACCTTCTCGTATGACTCTTGCACATATGTTAGAAACATTATTAGGAAAAGTTGGTTCATGTCAAGGTACTACTATAGATGGAACTCCATTTAATAACAATGATTATTCTGATTTTTATTTGAAAATGGAAAAAGAATACGGATTTGAAAGAGCTGGAAATGAAATGATGTATAATGGTTTAACTGGAGAACAGATTCAAACTGATATATTTATTGGGCCTATTTATTATGAAAGGCTTAAACATATGGTTGCTGACAAAATTAATTATCGTCAAGTTAATTTGAGAACAATTTATAATGAAGGAAAAGAAGTAATTTTGAAAGATGCCCCAGTTAGTGCCATGACTAGACAACCTACAAAAGGAAGAGGTAACAATGGAGGTTTAAGAATAGGTGAAATGGAGAAAGATAGTATTCTCTCACATGGTATGACAGGGTTTCTAAAGGAATCTTTAATGGAAAGATCTGATAAATTTGAATATTATATTGATAATGAAACTCATTCAATATTAAATAAGGATTTTTCAACTGCTTTTGATGTTTCCAAAGTCGAAACCCCTTATGCTTTTAAACAGTTTGTTCAAGAAATGATTTCACTTGGAATTAAACCTATATTAGAAACAGAATATAATGAAGAGAATAATGAAAATTTTATAGACCATGATGAAATATAAAAATTATCTAAATATATTAAATAGAAATAATATGGAATTAATTATTTTAAATATAGTTGCTGTTGTTATCATTCTAATTGTATCAATAATAAATATTATTGTCTCAATTAATATTCAATATCAATTTACCAAGCAAAAAATAATTGTTAAGTCTGTAGTTTCAGATATTAATGATACAAAAAAAGATTTTGAATTATTTAAAAAGGATATTGTCAATATAATAAGAACTAAATTAGAGGCAAATGTAATGAATATTCTAGATCTCGACGAATTTTCTGAATTAGACCCATATATAAAAGATATATATAAAAATCAAATTGTAAAAGTATTAATGCCTGCATTAATGAATGCAGTTAATGATCAATTTTATAAAGAAAATATTGATATTAAACTCGACTTACATTCTAAAGAAATTGAAACTATAATTTCAAGATTAGCTAAAAAGCTTAAAACTGATGGACTTCAAGGTATATAATATCTCCTCTTGTTATTATCTAACTCTTGGCTCTTATAATAGCGTTCCATACTATTCTCAGACTCCATACCCTTATAAAACCGCCGTTGTTGACGATGAGTTGGTGGCACCCAATCTTTGAAAATATTATTAAATTCCTCATCTGTTGAGAAATATACTTTTTTTATTCCCGCCTTAAGAATTGCCTTTGTACAATTCACACACGGTCGCGAGTATTTCAATGGATTACCCATTAGATCTGTACCGATTCTAACAACATATAATTCACAATCTGAAAGAATATTTTTCAGTCGTTTAACCTTTGTTAAAGCATCAACTTCAGCATGAATAGTAAATGTATGTTCAAAATGATTTGTATGATGATTAAAACCTTCAGAAATAATTTCCCCATCCTTTACAATTACACAACCATGTCTATGGCTTTTAACATTAGAACGAATTGCAGAAGCGGCAGCTTTCTTCAAAAAAGTTTCTTGTTTATCATTACAAGTTTTTGTTTGCCGCTCTCCAATATCAAACGATAGAAACATTTCTGTATTTTAGCACTTAAGATCTTGTATAAACTATGGTTAAATTCTTTAAGTATTTTAAAAATAAAAATATTTTATTCAAATTTTTACAAGTTTCTTCACAACAATGATAATAATTGCTGCCATAATTGCTCTTAGAATTATTTTATGATAGGGTATTTTATCAATAGTAAAATATTTTGAAATAAGTTTGTCTAAAGGTAAAAAGTGAACTAAAATAACAATAATAAATACTAAGCCGGCCAATTTTAAATCATCTGCAAATAATAATAAATAATCTTTAAATTCCGTCGGATGTGGATTCTGGATTATATTATCATATGGATTATTATCACGCCCTAGATTATTCAATTGAGCCATTAGTAATGCCTGTTGTGTTTGAGCTGGATTAAACAAACCACCAGAAGGATTTATTTGTTGCGACTGTTGGGAAGCCATTATATTTTGCTGTTGTTGTTGAGCAGCCATTTGTTGCATCATTATTTGATGATTAATTTGTTGAATTTGTTGAGGGGTGGGTTCATTAGATTGTTGAGTATTTTCTGTACTTGCATTAATTTGATTTAAAATATCTTGCACAACCACATCGTCGTCATTAATTATATCAGCTGAGAGTTGTGTATTTTGTGGCATATGACTATTTGATATTGCATTTTGTGCCTGACTAATATATTGACGTTGTTGATCAGTAACAAAATTTTGAGTTTGCATAGTATTTGAATTAGTGTTTGGCAACTGTGTTAAAGGTGTAGATTTATTCATTTTTTATTTATTATAAATTTTAATTATATTAAATCAAACGAGTTTTGGACACACTTCCAAAACATTTTAAAAAAGTATTTAAGAAATTTAATTAATTCTATATATAATGTCAGTTATGTCTATTGTTGGAGCTAGACATGTATTAAATCCATTAGATACAGAAGTCCAAAAAGCTGCTAATTTTTCTATTAATCAACTTAATCTAGATGATTCCATTAGAGTATCTATACCTCAATTAAAAGGTAATTTAATATTAATTGTTGTTCAATCAGCTACTTCACAAATTGTTTCAGGTACGAATTATAATCTTACTGTATCGGTAGCTGATATAAATCAAATTTATAATATTAATGTTAATGTATGGTGTAGACCCTGGATTAATGGATATTCAAATTTATCACCCCCCTCATGGCAACTTACTAACGCATCTATATGTTCATATTAATACAATTTATTTTCTTCTCCAGTTGTTGATTTAACACCAGGTGTATCTGATGCACATTTTGTTACATATGGTGTGTATTTGTAACAATCACCATCAACCTTGTAATAATATTTTTCTATCTCTTTAAGATTTGGACTCTTGATTATTATACAATTATTACTAGTACATGCCTTTCTAAATAATGTAGCCAACCCTAGGCCTAAAATAATTGAAATTAATATTTGACCAGATGAAGATTCTAAAAGATCTTTAATCATTTTAATTTAATGTAACATTATTTCTTTGTAATTAAATATTCAATCGTGGTATTATGTTCAGGATTATTTTTATTATTTAACGTTTTTAAAATCTTCATGTAATGGTTGAGCCTTAATTAAATTTTGATCTACAGGACATGACACTTTCGAAGCATCAAATTTATAACACGAATCTGCTTTGTCTTTATAAACTACATTCCCAGCATTATAAGGTGATGGAAATTTAACTATTACTTCCGGAGATGGATTATATACATAACATAGTAATAAGCCTACAGTAAAAGCAATAAAAAAATATAATGGGCGAATTTTATCAAAGAACATTTTTACACTTTAACAAGAAAATAATATTGCATTTATAAGTTAGTAATAACAGAATTTCTTATAAATATTATTCTCATATATTTCATCATCTTCTGAAAAATTAGAGCTATATTCACCATTTGAATAATCATCTTCACATTGCAGTTCTTCTTCATAATTATCATCAATGTCATCATAATCAAAATCAAATGATGATGACATTGAATATTCTGAATGGGTAATTTTTTTGTCATGAAAATTTGTACAAAGATAAGGCGCCTCTTTCTCTTCGTCGTAAAATTCCTTTATAATTTTATAAATTGGAATATATTCATCATATTCCATTTTTACAGCTTCTTTTTTTTTATTCTTATAGATATCATACAAATCAGAAGTATCCCTTTCATCATCATTCCAATAACGCTCAATAGAGTTATCCATTTATTTCCTGGCTATATTTTATATAATTTAAGAACGTATTAAATTAATATAAATTTAAATTTTATTCAATTTTTTTTAAAATAAATATTCACAAATTTTTTCCTTAGTTAATTTATGATAATTGGCAGGTAATAAAGATTTTAGATCTTTATTTTTTTCTATTTCTTCTATTAATTCTGGTTTAGACATGTAATATTGTTGTTTATGTTTTTGAGAGGCACATTCGTCTTTCGTTTTAAATTTGAATTTTTCTGCAATTAACTTCTTAACATTGTCCTTTATGCTTGAAAATTGTTTAGGAGTCACTTTCAATCCTTTTTTGGGCGATTTTTTAACAGGTTCTACAATAACAGGTTTTATAATCTGTACATTTAGTTTAATTGGTAAATGTATATCTTTATTTTTTTTATTCTTTACGTTAAACTCGGGTAATGAAACTATATAAAAGTCGATTTTTGATATTGTTTTTTTTGTCTCATTTATTTTTTCACTAATTTCATTTAGTTCTTTATATAACCTTGCTAATTTAGACATTTTATTCTTCTCTACTGAGGGGCTTTCTAATAATTGAAATTGTTGTAATAATAGTATTTTTTGTTTCTTAATTAAAGGCTCAACTATATTCTCATAATTTTTATTATTGATAGTTTCATAATATTGATACATTTCGTCTATATTTTTATCTATTGTTTCTATTTGATTCACGATATCATCGTATTCCTTTTTAAGTGAATTTGGCTTATCACTGAATAGGATTTCATTGTAAATATCATGATATTTAATAGAAAGCTGCTGTTTTAAAATTATATGCCCTTCGATTTCTTCAAAAATATTTTTAATTTTTGGAGGCTTTACAAACATATTATTTATATTTATTAGACCATTTTGATTGAATTTTAGTAGTTCTATATCATTTTCATGAAATAAATTTGTATATCTAGTATAAGGTTCAGATTCAAACATTGCTTTTTTTTTAACAATATCAAAGTCTTCCATTTTAATAATATAATATTTATTTTATTTAGAGAATATTAAGTCAATCATACAGAACACATAGAAACTTAAAACAGCTAGAACAACCGTAAATACACCTAATGAAAACATTGTTTTATCATCTCCAATACCGAATGGTTTCAATGTTCCATCTACTTGAAACATAACTGATGGTTTGGCTAAAATAATTAAGATTATTAGTAAAACGTAAAACAAGATCGAATATATAATACGTGGGCTAATGTAATTCATTTTATTATTATGAATATAAAATTAGAATATATTAATAATGCATTTAGTAAAATTTTTTATAATCGTACTTGTTATTATAAATTGTATATTATTTTATATTTATATCTCTAGAGTGTATGTTAATAATATAAAAATAGATAAATATACAAATACTCCATTATTTGTATACAAAGTGGAAGAAAATCCAAAAAACCTTGATATAATTATCGAGTACTCTGATAATAGTGATATGTTAATAAATCAATTAAATAATATTAAAGGTGTAAAAACAGTTATTACTAATCTACCTCATTCAAAAAACCCAAATCCATATTTAAGATTAACTGACACATTTACTTATTTATATAAATACCCGAATTATAAAGTATTGACAGTCACAAAGGACCCAAAATATTGTTTATTTATAAAACCAAAAGATCATACAACAAATGAACCTCTAAAAGATGTTATTAATAACAATATGACTATTGGATATATCAATGATTTAGATGCAAAATTTATAAAGTATATATGCATATCACATGGTATTGATATTAAATTATTAAAGCTTAAAAAAGTATCCATTCCAAAATTAATCAATGATAAATTTTTTTCCGATCAAGGGATATATACAATGATGTTATTTATATCTTTGACAAATAATAAATTTATAGAGTCAATCGACAATAATTTTCAAATGGATTTTTTAAATTATGAGAATTTCGACATAAACAAAATTAAATTCTTAGTACCTTTTGTCAAAATTATGAATATTGATCTATCCATTCCATTTATACATTATAAAAATGATTTTTCTATTAAAACATGTTTTGCCTTTGATTTTTTACTATGCGGAACAAGTGAAATAGAAAATGATAAAGATTTGGGATTAAAATTTAATAAATTAATCGTAAGATTTGAAAACTTTGAGAGTATAAATTATTACTCAGCATTCTTTAGTTTTTTTAAACAAACAATAGAATATCTCAATATTTCAAATAATCATATAACAAATCGGGATAATTTGCCAATATTAGAACAATTTATCGAATATAAAAATGTTACATTTGACATAATACCCCAAGATAATATCAATGGTTTTTATAATTATGATGATCAATCAATGATATTAGATTTTACTATTATAAATGGAATTCCATTAACTTTACATAGTAGAATAACTTTAAATGAGCAGGAACGTATTGAAGAAAATGGAAATTATTTTGTAAAATATCAATCTGATGATAGTAGAGAGAATCTCCTAAATGGTGGTAAAACCATCATTCAGAAATATTTAATTTATGATGGCCCTATAAATAATATGACAGACTATATGATTAATATTAATAAAGTTACAGATATAGAGGGTATTAGAATAATAGATATTAGATCTACAGATGAGATTAAAATAGATAAGATAAATAAATTCGCAAATTTGGTTAAAATCAAAGGTGTTTATTACCTTAAAATTAAAAAATCTATTTCAGAAAATGAAACATATGATCCTCGATTTGAATGTATAGATGATCCTCTAATTAAATCTAAAGGTCTGTGTGAAAGTGATTACGATCCTATAGGTAAACCTAAATTTAAAAAACAATATTGGGACCGCAGGTGTGAAAAGAATGAAGATTGTCCATTTTATATGGCAAATAAAAATTATAAAAATTATCATGGGGGCTGTGACGATGGTTGGTGTCAATTACCAATAGGTATGAAAGCTGTATCCTATAGGAAATATGACAATGATTATAAACCATTATGTTACAACTGTAAAGATAATGATGATCCTAATTGTTGTGAAGAGCAAAAAAACAGAAGAAAATACCCTGATTTAGTAACACCAGATTATGCTTTTCCATTAGATGTATATGAACGTATGAATGAAATTAAAGAAAATGATAGCACTATAAAATGGTTTAATTATTAAAAAATTTGAAATGAAGTTATTGTTGAAAAGATTATAACACAATAGTATGGAATTACAAAACTCAAGTTCTAGTTTTGTTTTAAACCAAGTCGACAAATTGGAATTCAGTGATTCAGAGATTGTTGCTATTAAAACTCCTAACCTACATATTATTAGAGGAAAATGGACAGGGAGTCATAATTACCGGGCTGAAATTAGAAAAATAGACGATGAGCTTACTGAATTCATTTTTGGGACAGTATCAAATCTTGATGATTATTATGTATGTATTCTTCGATGTAAACTATATATATATCCTAATGAAAAAGTTATATTTATAACTGATATTTTCGGATTTGCTAATAATTTATGGGAACCCATTGAAATATATAAATTTAATATTGTTGAAAATTATTGGAGAGTTTCTCGAGAAAATATTAATCTTTTCAATTTAAGTTTACAAAGGATGTGGGTTGGATGGGATATTAGAAAATATTCAGAAGAGTCAATGTATATTTTTGAATTAACTCGAAAAATATTTAATAATGTGATATATTATCCGAATGATTTAGAAAAAATAATTTTTAATGATATTGTGGAAATAATCCACAATATTAATTACCCAAAAGCATTATTTAATATTAAAAATGAAAAATGGAGTTATGATGAAAATAAAATGTTAGAATTATGGGCTGAATGTGAATTATCGCATTCAGATTTTGGTACCATTGCAATCTGGTTTGGTTTTGATAAAGATTATCCAATATTTAAGGATCATACGATACAAAATGAATTAAATTAAAAAAAATATGAAGAGAATTTAAATGTTATTATGTTTGACTTTTGTTATATTTTTAATCATTTTAATATTAAATATTTATGTATTCAGTTTAATCAATAACAAATGTGAAAGATTTATTAATGATTATTATGATCGATATGTTGAGACTATATCAGTTCCAGCGGATTTTTATAATATTGGTGCGGTAATGCCTGAAACACATTATGCAGTCGAAATGAATGACCGTTTTTTTATTGACACTTTAAATAAAAATAAAACAATTACATCAATTGGATATAAATTATCGCCAGATTTAACGAATAAAAAAATGATATCTTCAATATTATCAAGAACCAATAACTATTTAGTTGATATCTTAAATAAAGAAATGCCATTGGATGAAAAAATTTTATTTTCAAATGTATTCAGTGAGAAAGAAATAGCCAAGACCATTGTTGACGGAGTTTTTTTAATTAAATCAAAACATATTATTTATAGGGATACCAAGATGTATGGAGTCTCATTATCTATTACGACTATTCATAGTCTATTAGATAATTCAATACATTTAATTGATTTTGATTTATATGGTTTTGTATTTGAAGATAAAATAAATACATATGAGCCATCAAATTTAATTGATAATAATTATCAAGATTATAAAAAAGATAATATACAGATTAGAGATCCTAATTATGAAAATCAATTCTTATGTCAATATTATAGTGATTTACATAAATTTAGAGGCATTACCGTATCTACTAGTAGTTTAAATTGTCCAAAACAATAAAAAAAATTGAAAATAAAATAATTATAATCTTTATAATAGGATATATTTAAATGGATTATCAAAAATATCAACTAAATATGCGTTATAATTTGGATCTTTGTAATAAAATTAAAGAATTAAAGGGTCAAGATAATAGTTTATATAAATTAATGGAAGCAGATATTAAAAAATTTAAAAATAGTCTTTTGTATAAATCTCCTGAACAATTGAGTGATGAATTTTATAAGTTTAATGCAAAACAAAGTAACATAATTTATAATTGGATTGAAGAAAATGATGCCCATGATACTGAATTTGCTTTAACACTTAAAGAATGGATCAATAATTATTTTAGTAATTAGTAAATATGTTACTAGCTAAGTGTTTACAAGCTCTTCCAAATGATTGTTGTATGAATATAAAGGACATAATTCAAGATGATAACTATTTTTTTACATATGATAAAAAAAATAATACAGTGTATATTGATGCGAATAATATTTTATTCGATTTTAGTAGTGTATATAACCGTTTAAATACTTTAATTATATTATTTAATCCAAAAATCGAAATTAAGATGCATTATTCATCTAAAATTCGTTATTATCAAGAATATGTTTTTTTTGAAAGTGAGTTGCCTGAATTTATATTAGATGAATGGTTTTATGGATTAAATACCCAAAAGGTAATTATGATTTGGGGGGATGAATATTTTAAATAATTGCTTAGCTTTCAAATTCATGTTCTTGATTAACGAAGTAATCTTCATCTATCTCATCTGCATCAGCATTATCTCCATTAAATGTGATTGTATAATTTTCGTTTTCTAATTGTGCATTTTCAAAATCAGTGATATTTTGAACTACTTTAAGATTTGGTTTTTCCTTTTCTTCTTTATTGAGATCATCAGGATCACCTTCAATTTTGAGACCCATTTTTTTAAGGAGAATTTGTAATTTTCTTTTTTCTGCATCTGAACTGTAAGCTGCAATTAATTCTTGTTTACGTTTTTCACGTAATTCTTCAACTCTTTTTTTGATTTTATCATTATCAGTATCATTTACATCTATATATGTAATAAAATCCTCAATTATAAAATAGACAATATGACATGATATTCTTTGATTCTGTTTTTGAATTGTACTTAACTGTAATGAAATCGAATTTAATTTTAGATGATCAATATTTTGATCATCATATAATGTAACATATAAAATAGAGATTAATAATTTGATTAATATATATGATAACAATGATATATTAAGTGTAATTATAGTTTCATCATTATTTGATGAAAAAAATACATCATCAATACTTTTAATTAATAATGTTTTATATTTCTTCAAAATAGATTCAAATTTAGAATTATTTATAATCGATTCTTGTAATTTTGCAAAAGGAGATTCCTCATCAGTAATAATTTTATGATTTACTAGACGAGAGATTATTGTTGGGAATCTAAATTTCATATAAGTGAAAATCGACTCTCTTAGGTTTTCACTTTTAGTAAATGATTTTCCAGACACAATTAATTTTAATTGATTGATAATTTTAGAATCAGTAGCATCATGATATTTTTTAATGTAATTTGTTATAGATTCCAAATTAGAGTCAAGAAATGTATAAAAGACATTACTCCACCACCCATCAACATCTTCAAAATTTTCTAATAATTCCTTGATTATAATATCATTTTTAATAATACTGTTATTAGCTTCAATAAAGTATTTAATATTTTTCCAGCTACTAGTGAACATAATTTTTTCTTTAAAAGATAAATGATTAGTGATTGGAACAATGATTTCTTTATTCATGAAAAGATCAACTGTTTTAATCGTTTTAATTTTTGGTATTAATGATCTAGTTATAACAAAATCATTAGAAAGACTTTTGATTTTATCATGTACAATTTTAAAATTGGGCTCGCCTTTGAAAAAATTATAAAAATTCATGGTGTTAGAAAGTTGCTCTATACAACACGAGTTTATCAATGATGCGATATTATTAGAATACTTTAATATTTTTGAGTGTTTAATGGAATTATTAATTTCATTCATATAATTAATAATTAAATTGCTTATTTTAGCTCCTTTAAAATCAAAATTTGGCTTGAATGAATCATTAAGTGTATTATAAAGTGAGTAATCTGTAGCAAATTTATTTTTAATTTTCAACAATAATTCCTTTTTTTGTTCAAGTGTTTCAGATATATTAAAATTAACTTCTTTAATAGAGTCAATCATATTTACAATTTCGGCTTCGATGTCAGTAACACTCATCTTTGTAAATTGATCAAATTGTAAATCTCCAGGGGTTCCAATTGATCCAATTATACATGCAAAGTATTTTGTTAGGGATTGAGTAGCATTATTTGATGACAATGGATAACCAATGTATGAAAAAAATTTAACACATTTTGGTATTAATTTGTTTACAATTATAGTTGGATATTCAATCATTATAACTAGAATTAAAATTGCAGCGGTATATAAAATTACCCTAGAATAATACTTTTTATATTCATTAATTTCAAATTCTTTGTATTTATCTTGTTGTTTTTTAATTAGAGCATCAATTTCATTCTTTTTTGCCTTATACAATTTATCATTCTTTGTATATTTTAAAATTGTGTTATTTAATTCAATCTCTTTTTCTTTAAAAGTTTCAAGTAAATTTTTAAGCGGATAAGCTGCTAATATTTGCTGAATTATATAATTATATACAGGTTCTGAGAGATTAATATCTAAAAGTCTAATAAATGTTTTTAATATATCCTCATTATCTTCTAATTTATCTTTTTCTTTTTTTGTATATGAGCCAATTATTGGAGCATAATTTTCTCCATATTCAATATTACCGAATATTGCATCTAGATCTAATAAATCTTCATTACCAATATAATCTTCATAAATATTACTTTCTTCATGAAATTCTGGGAGCTTAACATTTACTAAACGCCTAACATTTTCAATAGAGAATAATGATTCACTTTCAAATAATTGAAACTGTTTTTTATAAAATTCAATATCTAAATCAATTGATTCTATAATATTATCAATATCATTTATATATACGATAATAGATTCGAGTGCTAATATTTGTTGTGTTAATATATGATTTATTATAGATAATTTGACATTTTTTTGTTTTTTACATAATAATTCAAAAGGGTCTAATACTAAAGAATCATTGTTTTCTAATTCGTCAAATGATTGTAAATTATTTGTACATATTTTAAAGGGGGTTTTAAGAATTTTTATCCATGTTTGTGAATTTGTAATATTTTTTCTCAAATATAAAGTACTCGACCCATCAGGTAAGTGTAAAATAGAATAATGACCATCTAACACTTCTCTAGTTCCATTTACGATTGATTTTGCTTCATATTCAAGTTCTCCTCTTGTTTTATTAACCATTTCTTCATTTTTTTCAAGTAGATTTATAATCGCGTAAATTTGTTCATTTCCACTTAGAGTCTTATTAATTTTACTCAGAATTTCATATTTTGTATGATCGAGTGACTTATCAAAAAATATTTTCGTTTTTTTGTTATCCAATTCCAAGTCTTCGAATGTCATATATTCCTTCGCTATTATTTTTGGTATTTCTTTATTTTGTGATTGTTGGGATATTTGTTTATTTACTTTATCGTGTTGCTCTTTGGAAATATTAATTTTTTTATTAAAAACATCTTCATATGCTTTTAAAGAATTATGTTTACTGAGGACCTTTTCTTTAATAATTTGAAGTATATATACATATCCATAATCATTTTTATCTAACAAATAAGCATATCTATTTAACGTTGAGTCTCTAAATGTACGAATATCATTATAAGATTGTGAATACAATTTAAGAAATTTACCAAATTTGTTAAAATCTAACAGAGCTACATTATTATTATATTGGGAGATGTGATAATCATTTAAATGTATTTTTTGTAATGCCGGAGGTAAAATTGGATCTATATTTATTAGAATACTGAGGATATGTTTAATATCTAATGTAATTTTATCAAAGTCAATGTGTAATGTGTTATTAATTAATTTCTTTAGATCAAAAATATTTGTAATATCTTGAAATAAACTCTTATTTACATATAATAATTCTGAAATCGAATTTGGTTTTATTATACTTAATGTTGTTGGGGAATTATCCAATAATGTAAATACAATAGTGTCTTTTTTTAATAGTTGCTTATGGAATTTATAACCTTCATATTTATTATCGTAAATAAAACAATAATTACCTTTGTTAAAATTAACAATAAGGTCCTTTAAATATACACCATTAATAATCATTTGTTTTGGAGGTTTGATAACCAAATAATCATTTCCTCTTTCTGAAACAATACCTTCGATTTGTGAAATTAATTTACCTTTAATATCGAATACAAAGTCATTAAAAAAAATGTTTACTTTTGACTTAATGGGTAATTTTTTTAAATATTCGAAATATATGTTGAGGTTGAAATAATTTATTAAATCTAAATTATCATTACATACGTTAATATAACCTACTACATCAATTTTATCCCCCTCATAAATAACTTGTTCATTACTTGCTAAAATATAATGTAGTCCTGATGTACATCCAGGTTTTTCATCGGGTACTTCAGGTTTTTTCCCAGTATCAATACTTATAGGCTTTAAAACTCTGAAGGTTTCATTTTTATTTACATTTGCTTTTATTAATTCATCATTATCGAATTCATTTAAAATAAAATGTCTAAAAATATCATTATCAGTATTTGATATTAATCGATCATAAGTATATTTGGTAGCACTAGAATTAGTAAACGGTTTTGCTAAAGAATATAAAGCATTAGTTGAGTGTAAATAAGTATTTGTCTTATCTGAATTAAGATTTTTAAATTGTCCTATATATGTTTGGAATGATTGTGTTTGTAGTTCATAAGTGTCTTGAAATTCTTGATCAACTTCTAAATATTTATCATCTTTCGAACCATTAAGCATAACATATTTTTTACAATAAATAATAGGTTTTAAATTATCAAAATAAATATTTGCCTCTATATCTACAGAATCAAATAAATTAATATACATATTGACCTTTTTCTTTGTCTTAAATACATTTTTGTATGTGTTAACTAATAGATTAGTTAATTCATGTGTTATTTGTTCATTATTTAAAATTAAAACAGAATTATCTTTGATTTTTTCTTCATAAATGGTAACATCATTTATTGTTTTATCAACATTTGATTCCTCAATAATTACCAATGTTTCATCATCTAGATCCATTTTTATGAATATTTAGATATTTATTATGAATATGATTTCATATAATTATGAACTTCAATAATATCGGATTTATCAAGATTTGAAAATGAAATCCATTCTTTAATAATTACATGAATATCTTCAATAATTTTTTGTGTTGCTTCAATCAAAAATGTTTTTGTAAATTCTTTATCGGCTTTTGTATCATTATTAAATTTTAATTTAATATACATCAACTTATCAAGAGGGTGGGGTTGGTAATATCCAATATATTCAAGAATATTATTAGTTACAACATTAGAACGTTGAAAATGTTGTTTATAAATTAAACATTGTAAAATGTTTAGTAGTGTATGATCTTCATCATTAAGACCAACTTGAAAGAAATTGTCAACATTACCCAATTGATTAATATTAATTGAATCGTGATTATTTGTAAGTTTTTCAATGAATTTTTCCAATTTAGAATTCAGAATCATTAACCCTTTGAAAAACAAATAAGTAGGTCTTAGTCTACATTCACTTTCGATTTTGAAAATAAATTCATTCGGTTCATCATATTTATTTTTTTTAAAACTTCTATAGATATTGAGGGCTTCAAATTTAGATTTCATATCTTTTTCCTCTTCATCAGATAATTTAGATCCTTTTGCTTGTTCAGCTTCAATAACACTTCCTTTAAATACTTCATTTGCTGCTTCATCATCAATATTATTATGATAACAACATTGACTTGTTGGGCACCATCTTGCATGTTTCATGGCAATATTAATTGAGCCTTTAAATTCAATGTCAATTTCTTCACCTTTATTGGGTTCATAAAGGTTTGGTTTTAATTTTGTTATAAGAATATAGTCATTTGTGATTTTATTCTTTGGAAAAAGCTTTTCTCTAAATTTTTCATCGTATTTTTCGTCTTCACTATTAAAAATTTCAATATCTTTCGTTGTTACATTAATTGTTAATGCTGATGTATTCTTTTTTTTCAGAATAAATTTATAATTTTCTGGTTTGAAATCTACAATTTCATTTTCACTAAAGTGAACAGGTATAAGAGATACCCTATGAGAAAGAAATTCATTATGTAAAACACTGTTATTTATTTTAATAATCACATCATTATTTTCTGTATCATAAGGATCAAAATAGAATGCAATATTCGGTAATTCAGCTAAAATAATGCGTCTTGTAGCATTTACAATTGATAAATCAATATCTTTAGTAGTGAATTCAATTCTATTAGTATTAATAGCTTTTAGTTCACGAAACATTCTTTTAATATGTTAGAATTTAATGTTTTTAAATAATACTAATTTTTATTTCAATTTTTTCTTTTAAATTTGCGTGTTTATTCTTATAAAAATTTTAGCGTACATAAATAAAAGTAAATGGATGCCAATAAGAAAGACGTATTATTTTACAGTAATTTTTGTGAACATTGCAAAAATTTAATAGGCTTATTAATTAGAAAAAATCTTCGTGAAAATTTTATACTCGTATGTGTTGATAAACAGGGATTAAAAATTCCTCAGTTTATTGATAGAGTTCCAAGTATTTTGACTGCATCAAAAAAATTATATACAGGGGACATGATTGATAAATATTTAAATTCAAAAACTCAAACAGTTAGCGAATCAAATGATGAAGTTTCACCATATATGATGGAATCTGGTTTTAATTCATCACAATATACTTATATAACTCCAGATGGAAATAATTATGATACTGGAGTTGACTTAAAGAACGATATGTTACAAAATAATAATTTTGTTTTATTATCGTCAGATCAAAGAATTATAGCCCCCAATGATCGTGAATCTGAAAATAAATCAAATAAATTTGATTCTACTGCCTTAGAACAATATATGAATACCAGAGCTTTTGATGATGAACAGATTAAAAGAAAACAACAACAAGCTGTTGGGCAAGGGGGTCAACAAAATTTTCAAAGAATATAAATAATTAGATTCGTATAAATACTTAAGAAATATTAACAATTATAAATATAACAAATGGCCAATAAGAATATGTTTTATGAATTATTTAATGAAAAACTCGATGAATTTTTTAAAGACATTATAGTTACATTTCCTGATATTGTGGAATTTAAAAGGTTTAAATCTGGTTTAACAATGTTGAGAAATGTAGATCCTAGATCACCTCAAACATTTTTTAATAACTATGTGGCATCTAAATTTAAAGACGCAATTCTGTCTAAAGATGACAGTTTCTTTCTTGATAATAATAATGACTTTGGTATAGTTAGTACTCGTAAAGATTATTGGGTTGATTTTATTAATCAATTAAAACTGTTATGGGGTAATATCTCTATTGAAAATAGAGAAGTTATTTGGAAATATTTACATGTATTATATATTCTTAGTGAAAAATGTCATAAATAATTTTTGAGCGTAAAAAAATCACTTAAACAAATCTTTTTTTTAGTAAATATACAATGCAATTAAAAAATAAGGTTATATTGACATTTAATAAGTTTTATAGTAGTTTAATAAAAGATTTGAAAGCATCTAACGATGAAATCAAGGTAACAATCAAGAAAAATTACAAAGTTATTGATAAGCTTTCAGAAGATTATATTAAATTTTTTAGTGGACAATTCGAAACAGTTCTTCCTGTTTTAATTAGCGGAGATCAGAATGCTGAAGTATTAAATGATAAATTTATTGTCAAAGATGTTACTGTAAAATCTGTATTAGATAGTATCACTAATGATATTGACCGAAAGGTATTCTGGAATTACTGTTATATTTTAACTTCAATTTTACTTATTGATATGGAAATTATTAGTACTCCTGAAGATGAAATAGAACAAGTTGAATTATTATTTAATAAAGTCCTTGGTATTTTATCAAAAATACAAAGTGGTGAAGATTATCAATCTTTATTAGATGAAATTTTAGATGATGATATTAAGAATGTATTATCTAAAGTTGATAAATTTAGTACTAATATTAATGATGAAGAAACATCTAGCTCTAGTTCTAAACCCAATGAACCTAATGAAAATAATCCATTTGGAAAAATGGAAGGTAGTATGATTTGTAATCTTGCCAAAGAAATATCTAACGAAATTGATGTTAGTAATTTAAAGGTTGATAAGCCTGAAGATATTTTAAAATTAATGGATTTTTCAGCAAGCAATAATATTGTTGGAGATATCATTAAAAAAGTAAGTAGCAAAATTCATGATAAAATTAGTACTGGAGAATTAAAACAAGAAGACTTATTTGGTGAAGCTATGAGTATGATGGGTATGATGAATATGAAAGGAGCATCTGGGGCTGGCGGTATGGGCGGTATGGGCGGTATGGCAGATATGATGAGTGGATTAGGAGGAATGATGAATAATCCGATGATGGCTGAAGTAATGAAGGCAATGAAAAAGGGTAAGGCAGTTCCAAAAACAGATGCATTTAAAAAAGAATCTGCTCGTGACAGATTAAGAGCCAAGTTAGATGCAAGGAAAAAGAAGGAATCATCTGATGATCCTTCAAGTTAATAAATCAATTTTAAGATTTTTTTAGGATATAATATTTTATTTTATTTTTCTTCTAATTTATGTGAATGGTTGATGCATAAACTAACTTAAAACAATAGTATAAAGTAAATAAACAAAAATATAAGGATATATAAAAATGGAAAAAATATGGTTTCAAGACATTAAACATTTATTTACAGAAAAAAATTACAATAACTTTTTTCCAACTAAAGATATGACTTTTGCCGAACAACTTAATTCATTACTAAGGCTAGCTATATATTTTAGTTTCCTTGTTTTTATTTTAAGACAAGATACTAATATATTCATGGTGCCTATTTTTGTAGGTTTATTCACATATTTTATCTACAATGTAGACACCGATAATAAGGTTAATGAAACAATGTATCTAGATCAAAAAAACTGGGATAAAAATCCTAATACAGGGGATATTTGTGTTAAGCCTACAGAAAATAATCCCTTTATGAATATATTAATGAATGAATATAAAGATAATCCTGAAAGGAAAAAAGCATGTGATATAAATAGATCTGATATTAAGAAAAAAACCCAGAAATATTTTGATAAAAAATTGTATCGCTCAGTTTCTGATATTTTTAATAAAGAAGCTAGTGATAGACAATGGGTTACAAATCCCATTACTACTATTCCAAACGATCAAAAATCATTTAGTGAATGGTGTTGGGGTCAATCACGTACTTGCAAAGAAGGTAATGGAAATCAATGTTATACCAATCAATTCAGGCATATTGAAACATAAAAACAGTTGTATTGATTTTTTTAATAAAAAATTTGATTTAAATTATTTTTTTATTTATCATATATTAAAATTTTTAAAAATGATTGAAGATATTGGATCAGACTTTATTAATATGATGGATTTTAATTTGATTAGGGAAGCAGATAATAGGTATATGTTTATTAATGAAGATGGAAACCCTAATAAAAGAGCAAGGGAACTTGGTTTATACATTTATAAAATTGGTGGAACAAAATTGATGCACTTAATTATGAATTATTTATTGGATAAAGTTACTAATAAAATTAATAATGGTGAAGATTGGCTGATTTATGATCTAAGACAATTAGAAGTATGTTGGAATGGTATTGGTGAATGGCAAGCATAAGTAGTTAGAAATAATTTTCTATCGCGTACTAAATCAAAAAAAAATATTTTTTTAATTATATGGAGGGTAATAAAACAATCGTTGACAAGCCATGGGGGTACGAAATTATTTGGGCAAAGACAGATAATTATGCCGCAAAACTACTACATATTAATAAGAGTCATAAGCTTTCATTACAATTCCATAAAAAAAAGGAAGAGACAATATACGTAACTAAAGGAATATTACATCTAGTATATGGGACTGAGCTTATTGTTATGAAACCTGGTGAAAGTCAACATATTCCAGCTAATACTATACATAGGATGATTGCGACAGATGAAGAAGATGTTGAAGTAATGGAAGTATCAACACCTTTCTTGGATGATATTGTACGTATTGAAGACGACTATGGTCGTATTCATGGGTAAATCTATATGGTATTTATATTAATTTATAAAATTGCAATATGAACCACATTATTAAAGCTGTAATTATTCCGATTGATGTTCCTGATATTGCTTGTAACCATGTATGACATTTAAAATAAACTGCCCGAGAGTAAATCATAAGATATGATAAATATGATAAAATTACTAAGAGTACTGTAAAATATATAATGAAATATACATTCATATGATTTTTATTAATTGCCCATATAATTAATAGGAACCAAACTGCGAAAAATCCCATTGATTGACAATGTCCACTTGGAAAACCACCAGCTGATATTGGTTTATTTGTTTCAATATATGAGCAATGATATCTATTTGGTCTTTCCCCTAATACAGGTGATTTAATAGCAACAATTCTTGTTGTTATTGTCCATATTAATCCGTTTAATAATAAACCTACTAATAACCAGAATGAATATGGACTCTTATATAATATAGAGTCAATAAGACAAATTATCATTAAAACAAGTGGAAATATTCTAAATAATTCAAAAATAGATTGCATTTATTAATTAAAATAATTTTTTTTTATTTCATCAGGAGTAAATAGTTTTTAACAAAATATCTTTAATAATATAAAATGAAATTATATAGAAGTGAAAATAAATTAACAGTCGACAACTGTGCACAAATGACTAAAGAATTAGAAAACAGATCTGTTCAAGATAGACAGTTATATAATTATTATTATACTAATGACTGCAAATGTGATATTCAAGATGACTTTTTATTTGATAATAATATGGTTGTTAAGGATGGTTATGGTTTTACAAGTGGATGTGTTGTTGATGCTGATTCTGAATTAAGAATCAATGGTGCTGGATTAACTCATGATAGGGAAAAAATTCAATTATGTACAAGGCTTAACACAGGAGGACCTAATATAAATAAGGGTGGATTAATTCCAAATATTGATACTAGACTAAAAAATGGAGATGATACTAGTTATATTAGAGACTGTGATAAAATTTCAGAACATGATTATAATAGATGGATTCCATTAGTTGGATGTTTAGGACCAACTATTCAAAATCCTGATTACATTATTCCACCATGGCAATGGGGGGGTGCAGCAACCCGATTAGATGTACGAAGTACAGAATATCTAGAAAAATGTGGGTTTGTTAATAATGGGAAAAATTGGGCGCGAAAAGATGCTAATTAATTGAACGATGCTTTAATACCCATTCAATCATATCAATATTATTTGTATGCATCGCAACTCTTGCAATTCTATTTACAATTGTTTGATTAATAGGCATAGTATTCCCGTTTTTAAGATAATCAATGGCGAATTTCTTATCGTTTTCTAAGAGATCTTTGAATTTTTTTTCCTCTTCTTCAAGAGCAATGCGATTTGCTTCTTCTTTTGATTCTCTGCGTTTTTGAGCAGTTAAAAGTGATTCTTTAAGAAACTGTTCATTATTTTTATTTAAATTTTCAATAAATTTAATATATTGATCCGATGCTACAATATCTTTATAAGCTTTGGATGATTCATATGGTAAATAATTAATATCCCCTTCAGAATTATTGAGATGCATTGCACAGATTCGATATTCATTAGACCGGCGCCACTCTTCTTTAATATTTGATATAATATTTTCTTGTCTTTCAGTTTCAATTCTACATGCAACATCGAAACACGCATCATCATATTTTTCATAAATTGATATAGGTTCACTAGAATATGATGAATATTCTCCACTTTCTTGGAGAATTAGATATACCTTTTTCATTATTTACTATATGAATTAACTATAATCTTTAAATACTATTCAATATTTCTCCACATCATTCATGTCCATTTATTACATAATATTATAATAAAAATTAGAAATACAAAAGATATTAATGAGCCTATAAAATAATTATAATCAGATTCATATGAATTTAAAACTTTTTGATCCCCACCTGAAAGTATTAAATTTGTACATCTTTCTGGATACAAATTATTTATAGATATTGTCGCATTAATGCATTTATTTACATGTCGTATACATTTACCTAAATCATCACAATGTAAATTCTTCAATGTAATATTAGTTGATCTGTCATATAAATATAATTTCATATTACATCGAAAAGAATCTACATTTTCAATGAAAATAATTTTTCCAGTTACAAGTCGATTGCAAGAATAAAAAGTATTTTCAGTAGTTATTAATAATGCAAATGGTGAAAATGGAGCAAAAAACATTAATAAAGGAGAAATTAATACCCATGTAAAAAAATTCATAATTGATTATTAAATAAATAAACAGGTACTCTTTAAATATTTACTTTAAAAAATTAAATTTTTATTCAGTAAAAAAAAATATCTGTATATCATAAAATGAGTTTCAATCGTTTATCTTATGATGACTGTGCATACAAATCAGAACTTAATGAAAATGTATCATATCTTGGTTATATGCTTGATCCTGTTCGTTATGAACATTGTAATAAGTGTGCACCACAAATTGGTGTAGTTGGTGGAACTGCTGTTAGTCATGTTAAAGGTAATTTGGTCGATTTAGAAAATAACCTTTTCGGTATTGATAGACCAAATACACATTGTCCTGCTTATAAATGGATACCAAGTTCTGATGGTTCAGTACAAGGTAAGGAATATATTAAACCTCAATGCCATCCAAAGATTGATACTTCAAAAGTACATCTAAAGTCATGTCAATTCGCTGATACCTTAAGCACACCTCACCCCCCTCCTTTAAATCTATTCAAATGCCCTGCCAGGCAATAAATTTTAAAAAATTGAATTGTGTTTGGTCAATTTTTTATTTTAATAAATGAAATGTTGTCATTACAATTAAAACCAATGAATATGAATGAAGAAGTTAATATAAGAGAAAATATAATAAAGTTAGCACAAAATATTAATATTCATGAAGAAAAAGAGAACATCATTAAATTAATTTTTGTAAAGACTCAAAGACATACAGTAAAATATATGCCATTTGACTTCAATTGGATAATTAAACATGATTTTAATATAGTTCAGGATGCATTAATAAAGTTATCGTCAATTATAACAACATTAAAAATGTATACCTTCAAAGATACTTATTCAAAAATAGTTGTCGATCATATAATTTCATTGAATAAAATTCTCAAAGATGGTTTGATTGCTCATGGCTGTCTTTGTCCCCCATATAAAATTGATTCCCCAACAACCACAGACACACTATTAGAAATAGCCGACCAGATAAATAAAAATTTTTTGGTTTGTACAAAGCCTATTAATATTAAAAATAATATTTAAATATAAAATGAAATTCGATTATCAAACAAAACTCGTTAAAATCGAATCAAAATTAATACCATTTTATAAATACAATAATCATATTGGATTTATTCCTGCAGATATTCAATTCGTTTTAAGAGGTAAAACTTATAATACAAGTAATTTGATGACATTACTTGCTACCCTTCATAAAAACAAATTACTTGGTAAATTTACACCCAAATTTACTATTAGTAATTGGTATACTAATAATATATTTAATAAAAATTTATTTATTAATTTTACTAAAGAATTAGATGGGTTTTTTAAGAATCGGGATAGCTTGGTCAATTGATTCGTTATTTTTTTGATTATCTAATTGGTCAATTTTTTGATTTTCTATATATAAATGTAATTCCTCACAATTAGCTTGAAGTCTTTCTAAAAGAACATCTATGTTTGCGATCATTATACTATCATCATTATATGTTGTTTTAAGATTTGTGAAACCTGTTTGACAATTTGTCATTTCTGTAAAAATTCTGTATAATACCCAGTCTCTTGATTCAATTTCTTGTTGCTTTTTCATAATGTCTTTTGTCAATTTAGTTGCACTCATTATGGTATTACGTATATGTAACATTGTAGTTTCCCTTGAATCTCTATTCAACCATCTTCTTATTTTTTGATATCGATCATCATGTTCAAGGGTTAATGAACCGTTTTTAACACATAACCTCCCATTTTTTTTTACCATTCCTATTATTTTTAAATTCATTATAATATTATCAACATGATCATCAGTATTCATTTTTAAATTACTTAATGTTTAAAATCGTTAAGTAACAAAAAAGCATTTTAAATTAAAATATTATTTGGATATCAATGTATTCCTTAAACTATATATGTGTTCTCTATGAAAAATGAATTTATCCCATTTATTATAATAATTATTTTCAGGGGTTTTACAAATCGCTCCTTGGTATAAATCGCAAGACACATCTAATATTTTTACCCATACATCTTTGCTATTTTTGACTAAATGTACATACTTATTTTTAGCTGCTCCACTATTTGGAATATCTATTGGTTTAGATTTGTTAATGTCCCAAGATTCTATTTTAAAATATTCACTTTCTATTGTAGACATTCTATTTGTATTCAGATACAAAATAATAATTATCAAATTTTTATATATTTGGGCATAATTTATTAATTTTATCGAAAATACTACGATAAAATTCAGAATTAAATCCAATTATCTGTGTAATATTTAATTTGCTAAAATTACTATCTTGTTTGATAGCATTAATATTTTTTTCACAAATATCACATATTTTATATAAAAACTGACTTATATTTGATTTTGCATTCTGGATACGTGTAATTGAATTAACAGTTGAAACAGCGAATGAATTATCAGAAACAGCACCCCATGAATCTAAAGTTGATAATCTAGATTTTATTGAATTAATCGAACAAGATGTTTGAAAATCTTGAAGTTGACATAGGGTAAGAGAATAAGCTTTTAATAATTGAATATATTTTACATCCATTTTTGTTGATTTTAATATTTGAAATACGTGTTGTGCATCAGTAGATAAATTAAAACACGGTGGCAATGTAGAATAAGATGAAACCTCTTCAGCTTTTACTTTATTTTCAGCTGGTTTTTCTTCAATAATTAATGAGACTTTTATTGGTTTTGTGACAACTAAAATAATGAATGTAATACAGAAACCAAAAAATATAAATAAGATTATTATAACTGCAAAGTTTGAAATTGAATTTCCTCCTTTCATTTTATTATTTTAATATAAAATAAATCAAGATATTTGCAATCCATCATTATTGGTGTAAAAAATATTATAAAAAAATAATTTTCGGATTTTTTTATATAATAATATAATAAATGTCATTTTGTAAAGCAAGATATGACGATGATACTTATAAGACCAAATTAAATGAAAGTATTGGCCCAGGTGCCTATATGTTGGAGCGTTTAGCACCATGTGATGATTGTGTTTACTATGCAGGCGGAGGTCCTTTACTAAATGGCCACGGGGATGCAATATGTGATAAGGAGCTCATCGATGTTGATTCAGAATTATTAAATATCACAAGAAAATATTCTCAATGCCCAGCAGACAAATATCTACCCAAGAAAGAACCATTTTGTAAGGTGAATCTTTCAGGATTTAAGGAATGTAACTTTCTTGTTCCAGAACCAACATTAATTTCAAATCCTAAATGTACAAATAAGGAAACAACAGTTAATAGATGGGAATGGTTATGTCTTAATCCTCAAGATACTGCATTAGTACCTTTTGATTGGAATATTAACAACAGATTGGTTGTGAAAGACTCACATCGAGCATTGATCGAAAGGCCCCTTGATCAAAGTGCTGCACTTCCGCCTCCCTGCAATAATAAAGTCAAATATGATTGGGCTTCAAGATATAGTCAGTCACCTTATTCAATGCCTTCTTTACAACTCGCTTCTTGTACAAATATTCCTTTATTATAAAAAAATCTTTTTTTTATAATAGAAATAAAAAAAAAATATAATTTTATAATATATAATGAGCGAATCTAAAAGAACTTTTACAATCCAAGGATCCGATTTAGGTTTTGAAGGAGGTAGATACAAGGGTACTCTACCTGGTTTAGCTGCAAGAAAAGCCGCTAAACAGTTATTTAGAATGGTTGAAAATAAGGACCATAAGAATGAATGGAAAAAATACCATAAATTCCAAACTTATCACAAAATTAAGTTTATTCTCCGTGAAATTAGCAGGGGATCTGACAAAGGAACTCATTATTATGAGGCTACTGTTCAAAAACTCCCCCAGCCTATTGTTATTAAAAGAGGTGATGCTGAAATCACAGTTACCAAGAAAATTCATGTTAAGACCTGCAGTGAACATATGTCAACTGTTGGTCATACCCCCAAAACCTCTTAAATTATTTAAACTTTAAAAATTTAGGAATTTATTTTTTATCCATATATTACCTAAAGATTAATAAAAATGAGTTTTAAAAATTTTTTAGATTCATTCGTATATATAACTTTAGCACGTAATATTATGAATTCTGTAAAGCCATTACAACATTCATTATCATATAATATTATATCAAATACTATTTATTTTTATTTTCGAAAGTAATTTTATTACTATATCCAAGTTCATCATAAAAAATTTGATGAATTTCTTTAAAATTCAAAAAAACAATAAGAAATAAATGAATGAAAATATGAAAAAAATAATTAAAATTTGTATGAAATGTGCTTTAGATGATTTCGAAAAAACAAAAGACACTATGTATATAGATGAATACAACGTTTATAAGAATATGCTTGATGATGTGGATGCTCTTGATGTAGAAATTGTTTTTAATACGGATAAATTAAATCGTTTAAGACTATGTTCTTGAAGTATATTTTTTTTATACTTTATTATTAATATAAAGAATGATAGAGGTTTATGTTCTATTAACCCTTGCCGCGTTAGGATATTTGATGAATAAAACAAGTAATGATATTAAAAAGACCAGTATTAACACAGTTCACGTGAATGAAATACCGTCGATGAAAAATATTTACGATTCAACTTATTATAATGATACTGATTTAATGATGAAACAAAAAGCAGATAAAAAGTTCCAAGCCTCATTGAATCCTATTAAAAAGAATGTAATTTCATATAACCATGGTTTAATAATGGATAATTTAAAAGAAGAACATGAAGAGGAAAAGATATTATCCCTTTCCGGTGAATATATTAATAAAGAGAATTTTACTCATCAAAATATGGTTCCTTTCTATGGTGGGTCAATAAAACAAAGTATGGATGATAAGACAAATAAAGCACTCCTTGAAACATTCACTGGGGTAAATGATTTACAAAAGAACAAATGCGAAGTGGCTTCATTTTATGATCTTTCTAAAAATATGGGTAATATAAATGGTACACAAAATGCTTCAGATTTTTATAAAGATCGTATTGTTGCCCCAACATTAAGGGCTCACGAATTTCCAATTCCTCAATTACAAGTTGGTCCTGGAATAGGAGAAGGTTATTCATCAAAACCTACTGGTGGATATCAACAATTTGAAGCCCAAGATTTTGCCAAGAGTAGATGTGTTGATCAATTAAGAACCAAATTAAATCCCAATAAAAATGCAATTGGTATGGTAGATGTTCAAAGAGAAACCTATGAAGGTAGAACTGTAGATGGTTTAAAAACTGGTTTACGAGGACAGATTGGTAAAGTAAATAAAAATCGTGTAGAAAGATCATATGAACAAACAGAAGATATGTGGTTTAAAACAACTGGTGCAAATTTGAAACCCACAAAACACGGCGATTGGAATGTAAAAGAAACTCACCGTCAAACAACAAGTAGACAACAAATTGGTACAGCATTCGCGAGCGGGCAATTAGCAAGGACTGGGGATCCTAAAGTAAAGATGACATCAAGACAACAATTAAAAGGAAATTATTTGGGCCCAGGTGCTATGGATAAATATGGTTTGGGAAATAAATATGATTATGGTAAATCAAAGATATTAGTTTATAATAATGAAAGGGATGTGACATCTACCAAAGTATATCAAGGTAATGTTACATCTTTAATCAAAGCTATTATAGCACCATTAGAAGATATGATTAAGGTAACAAAGAAACAACATACAGTTGATAACCCTAGACATTTTGGTAATATGAGAATTCAAATACCAAGTAAACAAACTGTTTATGATCCAAATGATGTTGCTAAAACTACTATTAAGGAAACTACGATTCATGAATATATTCTTGGTAACTTGAAAGGTAATGAAAAACTTACAATTTATGATCCCAATGATGTTGCTAGAACAACTACCAAGGAAACAACAGTCCACGAATATTTACTTGGAAACTTAAAAGGTAATGAAAAACTTACAGTTCATGATCCAAATGATACTGCTAGAACAACTATTAAAGAAACAACAGTACACGATTATATATTAGGTAACTTGAAAGGTAATGAAAAAATAACTGTATATGATCCAAATGATGTTGCTAGAACAACAACTAAGGAAACAACAATTCATGAATATTTACTTGGTAACTTAAAGGGTAATGAAAAACTAACTATTTATGATCCAAATGATGTGGCTAGAACAACAATTAAAGAGACTTTGATTCATGATGAAATTGGTACAGGTACTTTAACAGGTGCCAAACAATTATATGTATATGATCCAGAAGATGTCGCTAAGAAGACTGTTAGAGAAACAGTAGATAGGGAGGATTATGAATTAAATATGGCAGCAAGGGTATATAAGGGAACTGCTTATGATCCTAATGACATTGCAAGAAAAACAACAAAAGAAACGACAGTTGATTTAGAGAGAGAGTTTGGTAATTTAGACAGATTTGCAAGAGGGGGAGGTTATGAAACAAATGAATTTGATGCAAAAGATACTCAAAAACAATTTTTATCAGATTATGATTATTATGGTGGCGCCCTGAGAGATGGTGGAGAAGGTTATATTACAAATGAATACGATGCAAAAGATACACAAAAACAATTTTTATCAGATTTTGAATATTTTGGTGGTGCTGCCGGTGTGGAAGATAAAAAACAAATGTCATATGATGAATTCTTTAATGCTACAATTAGAGAGAGACAAGAGGTATTACTTTCAGGTCGCGAACCTACATTGAGTGGAGTTAAGGTATTTAATGATTGTATAAATGTAGCTGCTCCACGAAAGAATGATTGTGATTTTAGGACAGAAAGAGAAAGCTTAAATCATACACATATAACAAATGAAATTCCTACATTAAGTGATTATACAGTAACAAAAATGAGAAAAAATTCACTAATTGAAGCAGATGATCGTTTTGATACAAGTTTAATGGACGCTTTTAAGGAAAATCCATATGCAATTGATATTACAAAACAATTTTAATTTTATATAGGATGATATCTTCGATTCATAAATTATTTAGCTTTTACAATGCGTTATTTTAATTAAATAAAATAGATACGTATAGAAAAATGCGTGATAGTCTACTTTTATTAAAAGAAAAACGTAAAGAACATCTTGATAAATTGACAAAATTATCAAAAAGTGTATATTTTACAGGTGTTTATAGTATTTATGAACACGTTAAAATGGAAAATAAACAGAATAAACTATTATTGAAAGAATTTCAACATGCACTATGTAATGTTCCAAAGTGGAATGAAACAATTATTCATAATGAGTATAAAAAATTTGTTGCTGTTTACAGTAAATTTGATGCTTTAATTGGATATCTTTTTAAATTACATATAAACATTTATTATCAATTAAATAACAAAAAGTTTGATTTTGTATCAATCCCTAGTACTACAAGTTATATTCATGAATGTTATATAAATATCGCCAGGAATTTATGGAAGGAACCAATGTTAATGTATGATAGAGGTGATAAAGTAGATAAACAACGAAATTTAATTAGAATTGATGAAATTATTACAAAGAGTATTTCAGATACATTTATTAATTTATTACCAATAAATGAAAAAGCAAATTATGAAGATGATGTAAATGAAGTAGATGATAATTCTGACGAAGATGATGATTCTGAAGAAGATGATGATTCTGAAGAAGATGATGATTCTGAAGAAGATGATGTATCTAATACAAAGATAATAGTCAAAGAAGTAAGATCACCCCCTACAATATCTGAAATTATTACTCCCTCTCCAAAAAATGATGAAAAAAATATTACAATTAATCCATCATCGATTAAAATCCAAGTAGATAAGGAAAAAGTAGAAGAAGATGTTGTTGATCTTGATGGCGATGAAGAATATGATGAAGAATATGGTGAGGAAGAAGAGGATGATGAAGAAGATGGTGAGGAAGAAGAGGATGATGAAGAAGATGGTGAGGAAGAAGAGGATGAAGATGAAGATGAAGAAGATGGTGAGGAAGAAGAGGATGAAGATGAAGATGAAGAGGATGGTGATGAAGATGAAGAGGATGGTGAGGAAGAAGAAGAGGATGGTGAGGAAGAGGAAGATGAAGAAGAAGAGGATGGTGAGGAAGAGGAAGATGAAGATGAAGAGGATGGTGAGGAAGAGGAAGATGAAGAGGATGGTGAGGAAGAAGAGGAGGAAGAGGATGATGAAGAAGAAGAGGAAGAAGAGGAAGAAGAGGAAGAAGAGGAAGAAGAGGAAGAAGAGGAGGAAGAGGATGATGAAGAAGAAGAAGAGGAGGAAGAAGAAGAAGAGGATGATGAAGAAGAAGAGGAGGGAGAGGAAGAAGAGGAAGAAGAAGATGAAGAGGAGGGAGAGGAAGAAGAGGAAGAAGATGAAGAGGAGGAAGAGGAAGAAGAGCAGGAAAATGATGATGTGCAAATAATCAAAGTCGATGACACTAATAAAACTCCTGAAGGTAAACATGAAACAATAAAAGACATTGGATTAGTTGGCTCCCCTATAATAGAACAACAAACCCATAAAGATATCAAAGTAGTAAATATACATGATGATAAAAAAAAACCCTCCTTGAGTCTTTTAGAAAAAAAGAAACTCATTAAAAAGAGGCTATTTGAGATGAAGAAAACTCAAGATTCGTTTTTTTAAATAAAAAAATATGTTTGTTCAATGAAAAATGAGTGGATGGATGCTATCTTTAATTTTGGCTATTATAATAACAATTTTAGCAGTATTAGTCGAGTCGAATGATAATAAAAAGGATAAGACTGCTTATGGAATAAAGATTTTTGTAATTTCTTTCCTAGTAATATATTTTGGATGGATGTTTTTGGGTCCAGATTCAGAAGTGAGACATGAAATAGAAACTGGCGAGGCACCATTTTAATAATAATTTTTTATCATCAAAGATTAAAATGATTGATGATATATTTAATAATTCATTTTATAAATTATGTATTGGATTTATAATTGCATTAGTTTTAACATTTTCTCATGAAATACATATACTTAAAGAGTGGTGGGTGTTATTCTTTGTAGCATTTGTAACTATATTGTTAGTTTCATCAAATTTATCAGATGATTTTGGTATAATATTATTGATGATCGCTTTATTATTAATAACCTATAATCAGAATATTAATAATAATAAAAATGGAAATCATGATAATGTCGAATCTTTATTATGATCACGTACATATTCTGCTTTTTCTATATCATAATACGTTCTTGTCGGGAACGTTATTTTACAAAAAATAATAATGGCTCTAATTTTTTCTTTAAAATATGAAATCATATATGATATAATAATTTGATTTAATTTTAAATGAAATCAAATTTATTATTTATACTAGTTCAATATTATGTTCTATAATCCCATTAATAATTCTATATTTATCATTGAAATTAAATGATATATCATTATTGTACTGATATGAATTAAAAGTAAATGAGATGTTTTTAAAATCAGTATTTAATTCTGAAATTAAATTATTAAATTTATCTTTATCATAAAACTCATAGGAATCAAATATTAAATAATAATAATTTTCGTTATATTTACTATCACAGATTTTTACATTGAGGTTTTTACCAAATGACTCAATTATATAATCAATATATGCGTATAAAATATTCTCCTTGGTTGCTGTAGATGGCAATTCAAAATAAAATTTAATAGCTGTTGAAGTCATAATAATAATTTAATAAATATTTCTTTATATAAGGGCGAAATAAATTTAATATTCTATATAATGGATATTTGTCATAGGTGTAAAACAAATTTAGTCCAATTGAATATGAATGGTTTAACTTATGAGTGTATATTATGTAAATATAAATGGATAAAACAATATATAATACCTTGTTCATGTGGGGCGGAAGTGAATTTATCTGATCAACATAAATCTATAAGAATGGCGAAGGATGGAAAAGTTGGTTGGTTCCAATGTGAAACTTGTGGGAAATATTTAAACAAATCAGAAACTGAAACAAAAATAATCGAGATCCCAGTTGGCCAAATTTAATACATTTTTTTGATATTTATATATTGTGAATTTTTCTTTTGACTGTATGTTTTGATATCAAACAGTTCTTCTTCTGGTTCATCTTCACAATCATCTGCAATATTTTGATTATGAATCATCCAATATTCTTTAGAGCCAACAGTGAATGCAGGATGATCTTCAGCTTGATACCAATATATATTGTCTTCTAATTTATTTGATTTTGATGTGTTATCAATAACGATACACCCATAACCTTCTGTTAATTGATCCATTGTTTGGTTAAAGAATTCTAGAGAAGGAAATATAGAAGCATAATTTTCATAGATTCTCCTGCGATTATTATTATTGTTTTCCCTGAGGATAAATACATAATCTACATTGGTTCGTAGATCGGGGGGCACTCCTAATGGATACTGCATTGTAATGGCCAAAAACACCTTTACATGGCGACCATTCATAAACAAATAGCGAATGTTTTTGTCTTTTTTCCAGCATCCATCATAAAGACAATCATCTAAAATAAGAAATCCCCTTGGATCAAGGGAACTTTTACCATAAATCATAGTTTCTTTAACGTTTTTTTTGGTTACTAGTTTTTGTCTTTTAACAACGTTATCAATGAGTTGGGGTGTATATTCATCATGAATAAACAAACTTGGTACCATGTTACTATAAAATTTATTTGCCCCTTCTGTTGGTGAAATTATGGTGCCAATAGGTATATCACGATGATAATATAATATATCTCTGACTAAGAATGATTTGCCAGTATTCCGTTTTCCAAGAAAAACAAGGACTTTATCATCCGCAATACTAGCAGGATCAAATTTCTTGATATGTACTTGTGGCATTTTATATATTCATTTGTATATATTTTTTATATTTAACGCGTTTTTAAAACTTCGAATTCGATCCACCAGTCAGGGGAAATTTATGAATGGTCGTCACTACAAAAAATAGCGAAATTAATTGTAAAAAAATGATAGAATCTGTTAAAATTACTTAAAGATTACATAAATTAGTTAATTATAGAAATGAACTTCACAGATATTATAGATGTTAATTCTGACGAACAAAAGCAAAATTTACTCAGTTTTATGCATTCTAAGTTTTCAGATGAGCATCAACGTATGTTTATCAAGAGTTTTTATATGACACTCTTTGAAACCGAAGATAAATACCCTATTGGTGATGAGGAGGCAATTAAATGGTTGGGTTTTACAAGAAAAAATAATTTTATTAGATTTTTGGAGAAAATTTTAACTCTGGACACAGATTATAAAATAGTTTTGCTCCCTGCGGAGCAAAACTCTCAAGGTGGGGGCCGACCACGTGAAAATTATAAGTTGACAGTGGATGCTTTCAAGATTCTAGGTATGAAGGCAGGAACTAAAGAAGGCGATTGTATTCGTATGTATTATATTGAATTAGAAAAACAGATTTTTGCATATGGTATGTGGCAATCTTCAGAAAAACTAAAACAAAAAAATTTTGAAATTGAAAATTTACAACAACAAAATGAAAAATTAATAGGGGATATCGAATCTCTTAATGTTAAAAATGGTACACCAGTAATTTATATTTATGATACAGATTCTAGAAATCCAAATTCAGATAAGAAAATTGGTATCACAGAGCATTATCGTTCACGAATTAAACCATATAAACAAGTTACTCCTTTTGGAAAATTAGTATTCAAAAGAGAAATAAATCCAAATTTTAATTTACAAACAGGAGAAAAATATTTACACGCATTGATGAAAACATATAATGTAGCTGGGGAGAATTTTAATATTAGTATTGAAGAAGCAAAATATTTAATTAATAGAGTCGCTAATACAATTGATATTTGTTATAATATTGAAGATGCCGCAGAAAGACAAAATAAATTATCTAAGTTACTTGATTATGAAACACAAATTATACACGATATTCCAAATCCTAAACTTTCAACAAGAGAAATGTCAACACAGACAGATTATATCGAAGATACTAAATCAATTGTGTTAGATGTAAATAAATCTAAATTCGATCAATATATTGATGAATGTTGCATTATAGATGAAAATAATGAAGTATCATCTGTCGATATTATTGGACAATATAGGATCTGGTCAAAAACAACAGATAAAGATACATATCATGCTTTATTAGATTATTTAACAATTAAATTTAGACCTACTAGATTGAATATACAAGATAAAAATTGTGTTGTTAATGGTTTTAGAGGGGTATGTTTAAAGGGAATTGAATATAAACGAAAATTTATGAATAATCAATCAGAACCGGAAACATTTTTATTTCATATGTGTAATTTTTCACCAAATGGAAAAGTATTAATGTCTGAAATAATTGAAGAATATACAATGTGGAAAAAACGTCTTGATAAACCATTGAATAAAGATGATGTATTAGAATTAAAGAGATATATGAAAGAATGTGAATATGTTTTACCTTCTAATATATGGTGTGTAAATGGCAGTGGTCAAGGGTATTATGGAGTTAATTTAAAATCTAAAGAAATTCAACATAGGAAAAGCTCTTCTACAGCAAAAAGAGTAGAAAAAAGAGATGTTCTAACAGATACTACATTAGATACGTGGTCAACTATTGCAAAAGCATCTGAATCAGAAGGAATATCGGCTTCTAAAATGAGCCGATGTATTAAACAAAATATTAAATTTAATGATTATTATTATGTTTCATTGATACCATGATTTTTTATTATTGATATTATGGACTATCATAATTAGGAACTGCAAGCTCCTCGGAATCTTCATCATCAGTTTCATTTATATTTTCAGAATCACTATTTTCCCATCCTGTCTGATTATTATCCAATTCAATATCACTAAGAAAGGGAAAAACTTCGAATACAAGATTAAGAGTATCTAATGCTTCATATTCATTTTCTTCAGAGTTATTAATAAGACCAACAAGCTGATCTAGAGTTTGTTTCATGAGGTCTATAAAATCGTCGTTTGTGATAAGATGTGAAAAGTCATAATTATTTAAAATACTCTCACAAGAATCGAAGTTTCCATAATAAATTGACCCAACAAGCATGTTAATAACATTTACCTCATCAAAGTTATTTTCATAAATAGAATCAAAGAAAGCATCTTCAAAATCATGAATATCAACAGACCTCCTGCCAAGTTCAAAATAGTGATTAATTGGGATATTTGAAGCTGCCATTTTGAGAAATCGTTATGCAATTACAGAAAAAATTAATATTGAGTATTCAAATTTTTGTTTTATTTTCAAATATTTAAAAAAATTATTTAATTCTGGTTCTACTTCAATAATTTAAATCAAATCCAAAATATTACAGGCTTATTTTTTTGCATTACCTTTAGGTTGTTTTGGGAGAGTTACATTTCTATCAAACCAAGGGCTTTCCTTATCAAACATATTTTTAAATAAGGATGTTTCTGGTGCTTGAGCTAACTGTTCTTCATAAAATGTTCTTGGTATAAATCTATATTCAACTCGAACATTCTTTTTAAGAGCTTTGAATTTTTGATCATAAATACTATGAATAATTAGGAATATTCCTAAACAAAAGAAAAATATTATTATAGATCTCATTTAACATAATTACATATAAATTTTAATTAATTTTATAATTCTAACAATTTAATGATGTCTGTCTTTTGATAAATCAGAGAATGCCCTTTCTAATGAAATTCCCTTTTCTCTAGCATAAACATGAGCCATAAGTTCTTCAGATGGGGATTCAACTACAGGTTCAACTACAGGTTCAACTACAGGTTCAACTACAGGTTCAACTACAGGATCAACCACAGGATCAACCACAGATTCAACCACAGGATCACATACGCATGGTTCACATACACATGGTTCACATACACATGATTCAACTACAGGTTCAACCACAGGATCAACTACATGATCAACTACAGGTTCAACTACAGTTTCAACTACAGGATCAACCACAGGATCAACTACAGTTTCAACTACAGGATCAACCATAGGATCAACTACAGGATCAACCACAGGATCAACCACAGGATCAACCACAGATTCACCAATAATTTCATTCGTCTCTTCTTTATTTTTAAGCCAATTGTCTTTTTCTTCGAGCTTTTCTTTAGTCTTAATAAATTGTAGTTCTTTTTTCCTTTCCTCAAAGAAAACATCCTTTTTATCCTGATTTTCTTTATAATTTTTCATTAATGTATTAAGTTGAGTCTCAGCATATTCTTGATCCGTAATATCATCCGGATTTGGACTCCAAGGACACCAACATCCTACTTGGGCAACATATACATGAAACTTATCATCAATACGTTTTAGTACCTGAGATCTAATTTCTGCTTCCCTCATTGTATCAAATACACCTCTAATTTTAATACCTCTAATACTTGTTTTAAAATCTACCTTTTCATGAAAAAGTGCTTCTAGTTCGGAACTCCTGCTGTCAATAAAATATTGATATTCTTCTTGAATATTATTAGGATTAAAAATATAACTATAACGATCTTTAATCATTTTAAGAACATCAACTTCATCTTTATATTTATCAGATAATTTATCGAAAAATTCAGTCATATCTTTTGAAAATTCACTAAGAAATTGTTCAAAGAAATATACCTCTTTTTTCTTAAGAATTTCTTCGGGGGAAAGAAAAGACATACATACGAAATTTTGCCCTCGAAGAGGGGGATCCTGATCTAAAAAATCTTCTTCTTTAACAGAAACTGTGCTCATTTTAAATTATTAAATTAAGATAGTTTTAAATGGTTTTATTTTTGCGTATTAAATTCTAATAATTTTCTATATATTTTTTTCTTAGATTAGAATATATAAAAGATGCAAGGAGATTTTTCAGTTGACGGAAAAGAAATTGTCGTTAGAATTATTAAATACATCCTAGAAGGTTCAATGGTTGCAATTGCTGTTGCACTCATTCCCAAAGTTAAACCATCTCTCGAAGAAGTTCTAACTATTGCTTTAATTGCAGCTGCCACCTTTTCTCTCCTTGATATGTTTGCCCCTTCAATTGGTCAATCGGCTAGACTAGGAGCAGGATTTGGGATCGGCGCGGGTCTAGCACAATTCCCCGTTGCACGCCCAATGTAATAATTTTTACCTATTAAAATTTAATAGGTAAAAATTGTTGAACCAAATAATAAAAGTTATTTTTTAAAATTGAATACCCGATTCCCGGCGAGTTCGCTACGAAAATTGGACAATCTACCCGACCATGTTTGCTCGAAGAATCGGTCAATTATAATTTAAAGCAGAGTTTGAGCTTTTCAATATCTAATTTTTCATATGAATATAAATATTCGTATGTCCATTGATTTTTATTCGAAGGATTTATGTATAAACTCATTTTCCCTTTTCATTAATTTCACTATCAGAAATAAAGCCATTATTAATTAAAGCGTGCTCAGGAATTACATAAAACTTCTCTTTATCTGGGAGATGAATCCAATAAAAGTCATTATCCTCTTTATCATATGCTTGTTTCTTCTTATTTCCATTTCCTTTATGTAAATTTACTTTAAATCCAGGCTCTTGACTCCTCGCAACCTTTTCCTGAACTTTTAAGCTATTTAATTTAAAATCATATACCAAATAATTCCTCAATGGTGCTTCAAATTTAAACATATTTAGTTTTGATTCTCGAAGTTTTCTAAATTCTTGTTCCCTTTGAGCTGATGCATTTTTTGCAACATTAAGAATTTCTAATTTAGATTTTGGATGAGACTCATATAGATTTTTCATTTTTTCAACAAATTCATCTAATGAAACCTTGAATTTATAATACTTTGAGCCTTCAATTTCGTTAATTTGAATTACATCAAGATCTTTTACAACTCCAGGATCTACAATCCATATCTTTTGATCTTTTACACATATACAAATAAGAAGCATATTAGAATAATCAGATTTTTTAACACTAAATCTATAAGATTTCTTTTCAGTATTTGTACATTTCATTTGAATACCATTCCATTCATCATTTACATTATTCTTTAATTTAATTGCCATATCAACTTTACATCCTTCATCCATAAATTCAATATCAAATTCATCTCCTAATAATTCTTTCATGAAACATAAAGATTCATATTCACAAATATTGTTATTTGAAAGTCCATCTGTTTTTGCATTTTTAATCTGATTTTCAATACATTTTGATAAAGAACAAGATTTACAAAGCATATCTGGGACAATCTTAATATTACCAAGTATACATGATCTTTCATGACCACATGTTGCTTTAAACCTAAAGTTACTATAGGTTGTCATGTGATTCTCAAAGAATTCTTCTAGAGTCGTAAATAATTCGCATCCAACTTCAGAAAATCTATTATAAATATCATTGAAAGAAAGACTCTCATTATCTTTTAGAAATCTTGCACATTTTCCACAAGTATTAAATACACTTTCTTTAAAATCATGATATCTAACTTCATATTCGTGTCCACATTTTGGAATAATTCTAAATTTATTATTTCCAATCATCATATTATTGGCTTCAAATTCATCTTTTGTGGTCAAGAATTCAATGATTCCTAATTCCATAAACTTTTCTTTAACTTCTTCAAAACTATCCCGCATTTGATCACTAAGGCTCTTATATTTTTTCTTTTTATTACAGTCTGAACAATTTTGAAATTCCTTGGCACTATTAATCATTTCATAATATAAAACTTCAGTACGTTCATGTCCACATCGAGCAATAATATGAAATTTAATTGCACATAACTGTTCTTTATTCTCTTCATATTCTTCTTTAGTAGTAAGTAATTTACATCCAATATTTTCAAAATTATAGTTGATCTTATCATATGATATCCTTTTAATCGATAATACTTTCAGTTTATTACAAGCTAAGCAATTATGAACTGCTTTACTAGCAAAATCATAATAATTGGTGATTCGCAAATGGCCGCATGCACAAATAATTGTAAATTTAAATTTACGAATATGTTCTTCTTTATTATTAAATTCATCTTCTGTAGTCTGAACTACAGCATCGAATTCACTAAAACGATCTACAAATGATTTGAACATTGTTGTAAAAAAAATAAAATTAATATTTTAATCAAATTTAATTAGAAAATCGTTTATTTTTTATTATAACATATCGTATTCTTTGATAAACGAAATTTATAAATCAATGCTATCGAATTAATCATAAATGCAATTATTAAAAGACCTTGTGCATTAAATGGATTTGCAAAAGAATGTTCATCAAACCAATCTCGAATATAATATATAAATTTAGGTAATATCATCTTAGTATCATAGTATATAAGACGTGTTAAAGCATCTTCAATATCTTTTGCATCCCATGATAATAATCTAGCAGTATTATCAACGAACTGACGATCCGTAATACTTAATTTGGTAATATCCGCACGTTTAAAATAATGTTTATTTTCAATTATATATTTGAGCTTTGTGTATACTAATAAATGACATGGCATAGATTGTATAATAAAAAACATAGGTAATATTATAACTAAGATTATTACTATATGAATCTTAGGTAGAAATATCCAACCTAAAAACACATATAACCATACAAAAATATGTATAATAACTAATAAATAAATATATAATTCATGTTTATTCATTTATTAATAATTTAAAAGATAATTAAATTTTTGGTGTACCTGGCGGGGTGTTGATTGCATATGAACTCTCAAAAACACACACCTTTCCTCTTCAGCAACATTTTCCAGTTTTCCCAACTTACTGAGAGATAATAGAGCATTTAGGAATCATCCTGTTATGATTTCAATGTTTTCATCTAATCTTTTTCTTTAAAAACACTTTCGACTTCTTGAAAATTAACCATATATATAAATTTTGATTGTGTTTTAAAATCAAACTTTATTTTAAAAATTAAACGCTTCGTACTGGGTTCGAACCAGTGACCTCGGAGTTAACAGCTCCGCGCTCTAACCAACTGAGCTAACAAAGCAGTTAGAATACAATGAATAATCATAATTAATTCATATTCATTGCATCCTAAATAACTATTATTAATTTAGTTTTATATAGTTTTATTTTAACGTTAAAATAAAACTATACTATCATTTAAAGAAAACATGCATTTAAAGAAAACATGAAAATCCATGTCATATTGTAACAGGCCTTATGAAAATCCATGTCATATTGTAACAGGCCTTATTGTAAATACAAGAGTTGTATTAGGTAATTAAATTCTTGAAATTTAAAAATGAAGATTTTTATTTCAAGCATTAGTTATGCATAATTTAATAGCTTTAAATACACTTCTACCTGACCATATTATAGATAAGTAAATAATTCTACTTATAAAATCAATTGCAAAGCCAAAAAGAAATAATAATGAAAATATGTTTAGAAAAAACAATGTAAGGGTTTCACTAAAGACAACTGGTACACTTAATCCTTGAGAAAATGTTATAAAACATAATGCTATTACAAATTCTTTGCATCTAATTTCACATATATCATTACATATATCATTTTCAACTAAATATCTATCTTTATCCAGTAAAAACCATATAAATATTCCCGAAAAGCATAACTCAAATAGACGACCCAACATAAATACACACTCAATATTTGATGTTTTTTCAGTAGGATGTTTCATTCGGATTCTATTTTTTGAAAGACTTAAACCTATTAATGAGCTTATAATTATATCATAAAATACATACACCCATGAAGCCCAAAAATATTGAGGTGTCACAAAAAAACCATAATCACTTCCAATAAATATACCGTATAAAGCTATCAATACGAGGGATAAACAATTCCATATATGTGTAAATAATTCAAGTCTCACCCAAAAGTGTTTGGCTAATGATTTAATAAATATAGTATCTATCTTGGGGTCAACTTCTAATGGGAAAAAACATTGCCATAAATTTAATTTCCTGGAATTTAGACGAATTACTAGTTTTTGTGCATCTATAAGCCATTCACAAAATATCATAATACATGTTATGACTAATAAACCATTATATTCCATCCTCTTAAAATTTATATTATTATAATTAGTTAAAATTAAAATTAATATTATAAACATAAGAGTTTTTATTAATCCAACAGGTGAAGCTTTGAAATCATCTAAAGAACGAAAAAGTCTCTCACCTCGGATTTTGTTTTCTTTCATTTTTTTTATAATTTTAATTTCTCTATTTAATTCTATTTTTTCATTTATAGGTAATGTATCGTTGTATTCTTGCATATTTTGAATACTTTCAATTTCAATTTCATCAATATTAATATCAGAGTAATGTTTTAAATTTTTAATTTCATTGACGTCTATACTAATAAGTTTATTATAATTATGTTGATGAAGTAAATCAATAACTTCATTCAATAAATTATTATTAATAATAATAGTAATTATTAATAAAATTATAGCAAACCAGAAAATTAATGACGGTATTGCTATATTAAAACCACTTAATACGGCTAATAAAAAAATGCTATAAAGATTTCTAATTTTATGAGATTCATCTTCAAAATTAATAAAGATTGTATTTGTGTTAGGTTTAATTATAAAAAATTCATCTATACAATCTAAATTTAAGCACTCTTTTACACCCATTTTAAACCCTTCTATAAAATTAATATCTTCCGAGACCTCAGCATGTGATTTATATACATCAGATTTAATATTTAAATTTTTAATTAAATTACAAACTATCCCATAATTAAAGCCATTTTTATATTTTTCTGTATCAATAATTTCATTGTCCATTTCTTTTATTTAAAAAGATTTTAAATTTAACAATTAGTTAATATAGGTTGCCATCCCTCATGCTGTTCAGATATATAATTCTCTCTTCTTTGATATTCTCCGTCTACAATACTATCCAAAATTTTATTATGTAATTTTTTATTTAAATTCTCATTGTTAATTTTCATACGATTGATATCGAGAGAGTTTCTATTAGTATATCTTATTTGATGTGGAACTTTTGAAAATTTCGTAGTTTGTTTATCGCTATTAGTAGATTTAAAAGTTTTTTGACTTTCTATATCGTTATCGTTATTATCAACAAATTCATCCCTATACTCTTTTTTTGAACTACTATCTAAATTTCCTAATACCCTATTAAATCGTATAGATTCAGAACCAAACTGGTTTTTATATTCTGAATCACTTATTGTTTGCTCTCTCATAAAATCAGAATCATTTGTTATTGTATTTTTAGACCCACTGTTATCATCAATATTTGATGATATCTCATCAAATAACGGTTCATTTTTAGATGTTTCATAAGAAAGTTTATCAGAATCTAATCTATTTATATTAATTTGTCCATTATTATTATTTTCTATTTTTTGTCTTTGGGTTTCATTAACTGTATCTCTGACAGTTTTTTTCTTAAAACTAATATAATCGAGTAAAAACATATTTTATATTATACTAAGATTTTAGTAAATATTTATAAATGAATTTTTCAATTTAATATATTTTTTAAAAATATGCTTTAAAAATAATTTATTGATTTATAATTAACTAATTCCATTCTTTATACCGCATTAACAGGAGTTGCAACTCCTGTTACAGAAACTCCATCCCCCCATCCTAAAACAATAATCATAAATCCATTACATGTAGCTGTCATAATTGATCCAGCTGTCATTGTTCGAATCCTGTGAAGTTGTGCACCATTTTCATAATAATCAAGCATCTCTCCGTTAAGAAGTTGATTCGATGAATTTATATATAACATAAGTGCTACAGAAAATAGTCCCATTAATGGGATATGTGCCTTCTTATACAATCCAGTTAGCATAGAAAGTGCAACTAAAATCAACATTGAAATTTCATAACTCATGATAAACCACGATTGTCTATAAATACTATCACAGGATACATTACGTGTGACATCTTTGAGAATGTTCGCATAAATTCCATCATTATTGCAATTATATTGCATAGAAGAAAGCCCGCCAGTAAACACACACCAACTAAAAAACGTCAAAAAAGCAGTTGAAGAAACACATAGAGTATTCATCTTTGTAATTAATCATATTAATTAATCTTAAGTATTTTTTCTATGGGTATCAAAATATAACGTCTAATTATTATTTCCTATTCTTGGAAAATAAAAATATTTAAGAAAATTCATTTTTTTAAAAAATTTGATTTTAAAATTATCAAGATTTAATTATCTAGATTTAAAAAAATGCTGCAAGTAAAGAAATTTAATCCTGATGCAATTCTACCAAAAAAAGGTCGTTTAGGTGATGCTGGATGGGACCTTTCTAGTGTTGAAGATGTTATTATCCCGCCCCTTTCATGGAAACTTATTGATACAGGTATCGGTATTATTGTTCCAGATGGAACTTATGGTAGAATTGCACCAAGATCAGGAGTAAGTACAAAGGGAATTTCAGTAAATGCTGGAGTTATTGACAAAAATTACAGAGGCGTATGTAAAGTACTACTAGTTAACCACTCACCAACATATAGTTATGGAATTGGAAAGGGTGACAGGATTGCACAACTTATTTTAGAGAAAATTGTAGATGAATGCCTAATTGTAGAAGTTGATGAACTTGAAGAAAGCGACAGAGGCGTCTCAGGATTTGGTAGTTCTGGAATTTAATACTATTAAATATTTTAATATTTTTTAACGTTTTTAATCGGTTACTACCTTTTATTATTTGAAAAATGTTTTACCTTTTATATTGATCCGAAAAAAAAATTGAAAAGGGTATAGAAATTTATTCGATTTATCCAAATACAACAAACAATCCAAACGCATACTACAATGTCTTTCACAACTGTTAACAAGGCTGTCGCTGCTCTCGTTATGGAGGCAAAACTTTCTGTCGTCGATGATCTCGTCACATTTCTTGAGGCAAAGATCGAAGTTGATGGCGATCTTAAGGCGATGTTTGACGAGTTCAAGGAAAACTTGAAGGAGAATGAGGAAAAGGCAGTAAAGGCTGCAGGAAAGAAGGTTAAGGGTGGCAAGAAGTCGTCTTCGGATGAGTCTGGGGAGAAGAAGAAGCGTGCTCCATCTGTATTCAACCTTTATGTCAAGGATGTGATGCCTGATATGAAGGCAAAGCATCCTGATATCAAGGATGGAAAGCAGATGATCGGCTTCGCTTCGGAGGCTTGGAAGTCAGATCCTATGGCATCCTTCATTAAGGAGAAGGTTGCTGAGATGAAGGCTGAGGATAAGGATAGCGATATCGTAGAGTTGTATGCCAAGGCCAAGGCTATGTATAAGAATACTGATGAGTCTAGTGTTGAACCTGAGTCAGAGCCTGAGCCTGCTAAGGTTTCAAAGTCTGCTGCTAAGAAGCCCGCCGTTAAGAAGGCTGATGAGAGTGACAGTGAGAAGGAGAAGCCTGTGGTTAAGAAGACTGCAGGCAAGAAGACTGCTAAAAAGGAGAGTGATACTGTTGATGATGAGTAAAATATAAATATTTAAAATGAAAACTTAAAAAAATGAAAACTTAAAAAAAGTGAAAAATTTATTAAAAAATGAAAATATTAAAATTTTATAAACAAGAAAAGCCTAAAACTTTTCTTATTTTATAATTCATCAGCTTAGAATATTTATACGTCTGCTAGAAATTCAATATAAGTTATTACTCCCTGAGATCTTAAAGCTACACATACACCAGTTAAACCAGTCACGGCATTAAAAGTAACAGTCAATCTACCACATTTTGTAGACATTTCTAGCCAAGTATATCCAGTAATAGTAGGATTTCCAACCGAAGATAATAATCCAAAACTTCCTGTACTTGGACCAAGATTAATACCTGGTGTTGAGTCACGCATCATGGAGGGTATTTGTAATAATATTTCCGCAGCTGTCGTTGAAGCTCCATATCCATTCCCAAAAAAAGCGAAAATAGTAGTTCCTGTTGTCCTATAATAATATCTCTGACACAATTGCAACTCAATAGCATAAGGTCTGAATTCAAAGGGAGTTGCAATTGTTCCTTTTTCTACTTGTACCCCTGTTAATTCAACGTAATTATTAAGAGTAGTTACCCAATCTGTGAAACCAATGGCACTACAAGCATTAGTTGCCATCCAAACACCTGATGTACTAGTTGCTGCCGGATAACAACCGGCCAAATATAGTTCAATCCCGCATTGTAAAGTCAAATTCCACGCATAAGTTGATGGTGGTGGTGGAATAGTCGCTGTAATATATTGCCAATCAGGTGCTGTATTATATGTAAATAAGTGATTATAAGCCTTAAAACCCCCAACGTTGGCATTTCTCATACAAATAGTATAAGAACCAATACTCATTGCTCTAAACCAAAACGAGATTGTTATAGGAGATCCGTGTGTAGTCTGCCAATTAAAAATAGTCATATTATATCCCTCGATAGCTGTTCTTGGTAAAATATAAGAATAACTCGAACAAGCTGTTGATGCTGTGATTCGAAATGAATTTGTAAATCCATATTGATAAGGGGTATCCGATGATATTAAATTTACATTTGATAAAGTTATGCCCCCAGTTGTCACATTTTGTAATAAACCAAAACGATCCATTAAATATGGGGTATGGGTACCAGTTCCGATATTACTACTCGAAAGCCCTCGTTGGTTAATACTCATATCTCCATTGATAATCCGATTTCGAAACATTCCCATATTATTAGCGCTAATATTACCATAAAACATGGCATTCCCAGCGACTTCGAGTGATTGTTTAGGTTGAGTGATACCTATACCTATACGTCCCTCGGGTGTGATATTAATAGATTCTTGGGTTCCATAAAATCTCATTTCAGCTATTGAAAATGAAGTATTTAAAGAAACAGTATTGGCTATAATCCTAAAGTAATTAAAAGAATTTGTAGTTTGGACATCGTACATATTAAACATCCCCCCTGTCCATGCAGAATAAGGAACACCTATTTGTTGATCAATACATTGCCAATTATTACCATCTCTAGAGGCTAATAAATAAAATGTGCTTGGATTATTAACTGTCGCGGGGGAGCCTTGGGCCATAACTGCATAACTGGATAATGTGATACTAATAGGTAGTTGTAATTGTAACCATTCACCTTCATAAAAAATATTATTTTTATCATGTGTACTCTGACTACCAGCATATGGTGTATTTGAAGTATAATTTGCAGGCGAAGCCCACCACGATGTTGTATTATTATAATCAAAAACAGAATAAGGTTGAGAAGCAATAGTTCCTGAATGTGAAGCAATGTAATATCCATTTCCATAGGCCGATTTTTGAATATTTGTAAAATTGGCAGTCATAGGTGCCGGTGGATAAACTTGAACTTGTGTCGTGCCTCCTATCTTTGGTATCAAGACTCTCCCTGGATTCTGAGGCACTCTCAATAATAAAGCAGTTGTGCCACTCGAGGCTGGCCCAAGGGGTCCCGTTGAAGGTGTAAAGTTAGCCGTGTAAAGCGCTGAACCATAAACTACACGTGCATTTGTTATATATGCACCAGAAAATCTATTGAGATTCCCATAATTACCGATTGATAGTGAAGCATTTGATGAAGTAATTAATGGAGTCCCAATTAATGATGCAGAATTCTGCAAGATTCCATTCTGAAATATTCGAATGGATGTCAGATCATAAGTGACTGCTATATGATTCCATGTATTTGCTTGCATGAGATTCGATGAACTTATATTTTGTAATGCCCCAGTGTAATAATAAAATAATAAATTACTGTTATTATTTGCTCCTAATGACCAATAATTGTAATTATCATTCATATTACCGATTAAAAAGGGTTGTTGTAAATTAGCTGAAGCGTTAGAAAAAGTGGTATAATTTACCCAACACTCACATGTAAAACCTCCGTTCAACCACCAACTATTGGTACCAAATATTGAATTATGCAGAGTGATATAATTGCTCGGGGATAAATATAAGCTCCCACCATTAGTTGAATTAAAAGGAGATGTTGAAACCGCTGGAACATCACCTATGATTCCTCCTGAAATTGATAAATTACTTACCCCATAATCAATTAGAGAATAACCTTGGTTATTATTAGCATTGATCGGACCCGCCACCTGGATCGTCCCATCGTTTTTGACCGTCAATGCTGGTTTTCCACTTGCACTACCTATTTCAATCGTGGATTGATTCGGTAATGTAGGAGTTACCATCAAAGCAGCCGAAGCATCGATGATTTCTTTATCGGTTAAGGCTCGGTTGTAAACAGCTAAATTATAGATGTTACCTTTAAACCAAGGAGGTCCAGTATAATTTCCAATAGTAATACTCGTTTGGACTCTATCTGAACCGATACTAGAATTC